GCTGAATAATCTCCGGTATTGGTTGCCGCTGACTTATCTCCGGTATTGGTTGCCGCTGAATAATCTCCGGTATTGGTTGCCGCTGACTTATTTCCGGTATTGGTTGCCGCTGACTTATCTCCGGTATTGGTTGCCTTATCATCTTCCCAATCAACTTGCTCTTTTATATATTCAACGCCAGCTTTTATAATTCCGGCAATTCCAATTTCTGCTTTTACGGAAATTTTCTTTCCAACTCTCTTGCTATCATCAGATGATTTCTGGCCATTCTCTTCAAGCTCAACTTCACAATATCTGGAATCTGAAGGAGGATAATAACCGAATACATCCATCGGAAATTCGCAAGCATGGAATCCACAATTAAAAATGTCTGCTTTTTCTTCTGTGTATTCTTTTCCAATTTCATACTGGAAATCTCTACACTTTAAATCTTTGTCAAAGCCTTTAAAGCATTTCATTCTTTCTTTTCCTCCTTTGATTTTTCTGCATCAAGCCCAAGCATTCTAAATGCCATTTTCTTTGTGAAATCATAATCGTTCACGCTATTCGCCCAAGCTTCAAATGCCTTTAACCTTCCAACCAGAAGTGCGTATTCCTCATTGGCGTTCTCTGGAATATAATCTGTGCTTTTGGTTTCTCCCATGATTAGTCCTCCTTATCTTTTGCTCCAAATGTTTTAAGCATTTCTTCCAGAAGCGAAACAATCGGAATAATTGCATCTACCTGTTTGAACTTTTCCTTGATTTCTTTATCAAGTTCTTCCTCGTTCATAAGGCCATGCTCGAACGAATGTCTAAGCTGCTCTTTTACTTCTTTCTCTTCTCCACCATTTTTTACGAACATCTCTTTAATTTCATGGGTGATAACTGCATACTCTGAAAGAATATCAACCCCTTTGCCGGAAATGTTAACTAAACCGTTTTCAAATTTAATCATTGTTTTTCCTCCCTGTTTTCTTTTATTCTCTCCATCTGAATGGTATAATGTGTTCAGAAAGGAGGTATGTTAAAATGTTTCTCAAATTAAAAGTTTCCTGTACTTGTCATTGCGATTACTATATAAGTGAAAGAATAAGTACAGACAAGGTTGTGTGCCCAAATTGCGGAAAGGAACATCCTTATTCTCATAAAATAATTTCAATGCTTCATGCCGCAAATGAGATTGATGATGGTAATGTTCCCGGAGCAGAAACCATAAAAACTTCCGTTATTTCTGAATGGGAAGATGTGACTGAGCGTCAATAACAATCTTCATGTACTCTAAAAAGCCTTTCGCTTCAGTAGCGGACAGACCGCATTCGGCAATTTCATTTTTCACTTTTTCTACAAGGTCGCTTGCCTTCTGTCCGTTTTTGCGGCGATATAACTGATATATTTTGGAATCATAATCGGATAACCTTTCAGAAACGTAATCATCTGCTAACATCTTACGCCCACCTCCTTAACTTGCTATTTCATTCCCAAGAAACTTATTGATAAAATACAGTTGTCCTTTTCCGGTAACTTTTGTGGTTCTCGTTACTCTGACACTTCCGTCTGGATTCTGAACACTGGATTCCTTAACTTCAAATAGCCCTTGTTCAATGTATCTCTGCATTGGCATATTGTAGCTTGCACCAGACTTCATCAGATATCCATTTTCTCGCATCCACTGGAATAATCTCTTCTGTCCTGTCTGGACACCGTTCTGACAAATCAACTTTGCGAGGTCTCCAATAAGGATTGAAGTGTGGCTGGTTGATACCGCATCGGCAAAGATCGTTTTCGGCTTGTCTGCTTCAATTTTTAGTCTTTGCTTTTCGATAATCTTGTCTCTCTCTGCGATTTTCTTCTTTGCTACCAGAATTGCTTTCGCCATCAATTCTTCATCAGAAAGAGTTTCTTGTCCTAAAATGTAACCGCCATGCTTGCGAATGGATGGTAGGACTTCATCTGTCACCCAATCTGTAAAGCGTTGTGCTGATTCTTTTCGGCTTTGGAATATTGTTTTGTACAAATTAGCTTCATTGATGTACAGAAGTTTCTGGTTTCCACCTTTTGTAAGGGTATCCATAGTACGGATACCCTTTTCGGATAACCGTTGTTTTACATTTCCAACATTTGTTATCTCCAACGCTCTGCAAACATCAGATAAACAAAACATTGGTTCGTTTTCAACCATTACTGTCCGAATATCTCCGAATTCTGGCGAATTAAAAACCTGTAATTCGTTCATTAGTCTCCTTTCTGTGATATAATCTCCTTTAGGAAGGAGGTGTTAATTTGAAAAGCTTTGATGATTTTTTAAAAACTGTTGACATGGAAAAAACTAATCACCCCAACAGTTAGCACGATTGAAAATACAGATAATTTTGTAACTGCCATTACTGGATTATCTACCTCGATTGCCGTTAATCTTCTACGTCAGTATCACGAATGGATTTCTGAACAGCAGAAGTAATTCCATCAGAAACGCATTTTGAAATGCTTTTCCCATCAATATTAGTTTCAAAAATACGTTTCTTTTTAGAGGGCTCCAGGATATTATGAATAGCTTGGAGCTCTTTCAAAATAGCGCAAAGAACGTTATATGTACCACTCATCTTCTCACCTCCTTATGAGCTTTCCTCTCAAACTGCTTCCAGATAAGCCAAATCTTTAACTGTCTCCAATCTCTTCTTGCAGTCTTTGTATATTTCCTTATAATGTTTTCCTTGCATGATTCCGAGATCAATTTCATGTAAGATAATATTTTCCATCAAGGACAGGTTGTTGAGTTGCATTACCGTATCTTCATCTCTCTTATTGATTCCAGCCATCTTGTTTGCTAATTTGGAATATGTCATGTAAAGCATTTCTGCATGACTGCTTCCCTGTACTTTTGCGTATTCAACAAGTTTCTGAATGGTATCTGTTTCTGCCTTTCTGGTAAGTTTCCCGGCTTTTCTAGTTTCAACCCAAACTTGAGTTGATTTCTCACGGATGAAATTCTCCATCTGGTTAAAAGCTTTTATGTATTGCAATTTCCATTCAAGGGCTTCTTTCCCTGTAAATCCCATTACTAGTAAAGAAAATCCATCCCTATTCATTATATAAAATGGATAAGTCTGTTTATTTTGAGGATGTACATAACTGCTTTTAATAAATAAGGGGTCTCCACCATTTTGAGCACACCCTTTTCCAATCAAATCAGAATACATTCTTTCAATTTCGGAAATGAGTTTGTCATGTCTTTTCCCAAATTTCTTAGCCACCTGTAAACTATCACAGACAGCTTCTTCATTACGAAGATAAACTAAATCGTCTATTGTTGATCTCCTTTCATTGTTAAATGTTTTGAACTTTTTCTTTAAAAAAATAATCCTGTATATCATCAGCTGAAAGTCCTAACAAATTCACTGCTTTGCAAATATCAGATTGTTTCCAAAACAGTTTTCCATTAAGTTTCAGTGATAATGTACGTTCAGACCACTTCATAGCATCTGCAAATGAACTCTGACTATCATATTTTTCGATAATTCTTCCTTTGAGTTTGCTATAGTCAAATGCCATATTTCACACTCCTTTCTAGTTCAATATTTTGAACTGTTTATAATATATCATTGTGTCGTTTATATGTCAATACTTATTTTCAATATTTTTAACTTTTATGTTTTAAGTCTTGAACTTTTGTTTTGTATGTGCTATATTATTATCAGAAAGCGAAAGGAGAATAATACAATGGAAAAAGTTAGTTCGTCAGAAAGATTTAAGACTTTGATGAACGAGCGAAATCTGAGACAGGTTGATATACTTAATCTTGTTCTTCCATATTGTAAAAAATATAATGTGAAAATGAACAAATCAGATATTAGCCAATATGTTTCTGGTAAAACAGAACCGAGCCAGGAAAAGTTAGTAGTCTTGGGTATGGCTTTAAATGTTTCAGAATCGTGGTTGATGGGATTTAATGTGGGACGCGAAAGAAAAGACACGCCGGAGAAAGCGCGGGAAGATTTCGATTTTTTATCAAAATTTTCATTGCTAACCGAGCGAGATCAGAAAATTGTTTTAAGTCTAATTAACTCCATGCTTTCTACAAAATAAGAAGTGGGGATTAACCCCACTTCTCCAAAAATAACTTTATGAACGTATACAGGTACTCTAATGTGCCTGTTTTTTCAATTCCTCTTATCATTTCAATTAACTCTTTTTTATAATCCATTAAGAAACCTCCACTAATACAAAGCCTTAAACATCTGCTCTCTGCCCCAATATGTATAAATCCTCCCTCTTCTGGCAGTTATTGTGGCAATATAGCTTTCCGCTATAAAGCGCTTCAATAGTGGTACGGAGAGTTGAGTTAGAAACGTTCCTAACATTCTTTTTACGCTCTCTAATCCAAAAGCATCCAGTATGAGACAGACATTTAGGCCCTTTTTCAAGGACGTGTCAATCAATACTGGATGGCGGTTAATATCATTATACCACACTTCCAGAAAAAAATCCAGTTTCGTTTTAGCATGAACATCTGTTCTTATTTATTAAATTATATCATGTTTTCATAACCATATAATGGGATAGAATTGTTTCCGCTTAAATCTTTCCTGGCAAGCTGGTTTCTTCTGATTTTTCTATGAATTATAAGTTTTTTTGTGTAAATATTATGATTTTCGCTTTTCCAAATCGTAATAATAATAGATAGAAATAAAGGGGCTGGATGCTTGTCAGTGAGGGATTTATATCGCTCATGGACAACCTGTTTTACCTCTGTTTTTGCAATTGCGATAGTTTTACCCCTCCCAAAGATAATACTACGCTCCGGGCAGAAGGAAACATATTGAATCAAGAGCACATGCACGAATATCAGTATAAACACAATTATGATTTTTTTATGTTTCTCCATGAATCCATCCCCTTTACACTATCATCTTAATGTATTACAATAACATTGTATCAAAAAATATACAATTACACAGGAAATGGCGAAATTAGCACCTCTGGTGGCGAATTTTACATGAAAAGGGATGATTTGAATGCGAATTGCAATATGTGATGATAACGAAATCCAGATTGATATATTTATGCATCGGATTAATAATTTTCTCAAACGAAATGGTGATATAAAAGCATTGATTACTCCGTATGATAAAGGGCAGCCGCTTATTGATGATGTGGCAGATGGCGAGTGGTATGATATTGTGGTTTTGGATATCGTTTTGAGAGAAGAAAATGGAATTGAAGTTGCAAAGGAATTGAGATCCAGCGGATATAACGGAAATATTATTTTCTGGACAGCCCATAAAGAGTATGTTTTTGAAGCTCTTGATATACTCCCGGTACACTATATTATAAAAGGATCTGAAAACGGCAGAATGTATACTGCTTTCAATCATGCTCTGGAACATATCAGCAAAAGCACTCTTATGATAAAAGGAAAAGACTTTATTCATCGGGTGGAGTTTCAAAATATAGAATATATTGAGAGCCGAAACAAATACATCATTATCCACTGCACTTGCGGTATAGTTTATACGGAACGATGTAAACTATCCGATATTGAAGAATTACTGGATTCCAGATTTTTGAGGTGTCACCAGAGCTACATAATAAACATGGATGAGGTAAAAGAAATAAACACTTCGTTCCTTATGTTTTCTGGAAATACAGTGCCGATCAGAAGAAAAGATTATGCAAAAATAAGAAACGAATTTGAGGAATATACGACATTTAAATAGCTCCCGGGAAAACCCCGGGAGTATTATTATTTCAGTAATTCATTGACTTTTTTCTGCACTTCTGCGTAGTTGTAGCCAGCAGCTTCCAGGCGGTCTCGTCTATCTTGTCCATTTCCCCATTCGCCGTTGATTACCTCTTTTGCAACATTGTCTACACTTTTCTTTGCTGTTACAGAATACACTGCTTTTCCATTCCAGTCAAAAACAGAGTAACCGGCTTTGCAAGACTTCTTCGCATTTTCCAGTGATTTGTACGCTCCAATCTGGCTCTTGGAATTCTTCCAGGTCTTACGGATGCGGTAATACTTATCAACCTTTACAGTCGGCTTTGTGGTTGGCGCTGTCACGGTTTCACTGGAAATGAGCTTCTTGAATCTATACCAGTCACCATTTTTACGGATAACGGATGGACAATTCTTAGCGCACACATCGTAATGCTGCACTACTCGGAATGCCGGGATATTGTACTTTTTCATCAATTGCTTGCATACATCAACGGTATTCTGGTATGCTTTTTCGTAGTTATATCCGGCATTCATACACATTTCAATTCCGATGGAATTATGATTATTTACAGTTCCAAAAAGTTTACCGCCGTAATCTACCCCAACATGCCATGCTCCACGATTGTACGGCAAGGCTTGGTATGCTGACTTATCGTCAACGAATACATGGGCTGAATAGCCATGAAAATTGCCATTATGTTGTGCAGTGGCGTGTGCTTTGGCATCTGCTGTTTTGGCTATATTATCTGTATTATGGATGACAATATACCGAGGTGTTTGTCCTGCGTAGCTGTTGTTGTTGCTGATTAATGAGGTATTGATATTCATGTATGTTCTCCTTTCTTGTTGAGGTTAAAAAGTGCATAATAAAAAGCACCCCAAATGGGATGCTCTTTAGCATATCCGTCTATTGTTCCATCAGTGCAATTAATGCGCTAAATGGCAAAACGTCAAAATTTGCAGCTGACGATTGCGATAAAGCTTGGGAACAATTTACCCAAAATACATCAGGAAAAAATGGAGTACTTTTGGGATATGGTACAATAAAAGGACAAACTGTAACAATTATAGCAAACAAATACGATAGAGGATCTTCAAATTATGTTGGGCATATGTTAACACAGGATCACATATATGTTAACAATCATTATAATTCAGAGAATCACGAAAAAATATTGGTTTAAGCTGTAAACGATGAAATAATTATCGCATTTGAAAAAAATCATGATATTATTTTGAAAAATGTATCACTACAATTGTCGTTTGCAAAACGAATCATTTCGATTTGTGAACGGATAAGCTTTTGCTACATAATCTTTAAACGACTTTGCGTTTTGGATGCCTTACTATTTAAGAAAGTTGTATTTTTTTCCAATTATTCCAAGTAATATCTTTGACTTTCATCCATATTTTTTCGCTATAAGAAAAAAGCACAACAATTCCGTATGCGCTGCCAGCTTTGCTTTGATACGCAAGTAGAAATCCACCTTGTCCATCCGGAGATCCTTTCTCGATACTTACTGTACTTTGTATCGTGAATAATCTAATTTCTCCATTGTGGCATTTTTCAAGCACATCTTCAGCAAGATCAGAGGCAGAATCTATATTTTCTGAATTGCTTTCCTTCTTGCCATTTAAATAGTTAAGTGCCCCGATAACTGTCTTGTTTTCTGTTTCCAGTTTACCTATAACAGCCGTTGCCATTTTATCAACGACATAATCCCAAAACTTGCTCATTAATCCGCGCTTATTCGCTCTCGCAGTTGCATCATACAGCATTACTTCGTCATTATCTGCTAACGTATCTTTTGATGTGTATTCAGTCCATTTCGGCATGTGGTTGTCCTCCTTTAATTATAGGTTTGTTTTAATATTTGATTCATAAAAAAGAGGATGATTTCTCACCCTCTTTATACCGATTTGCTTAAAATTTTTTTGATTTCTGCAAGTTCTTCTTTAATGCTTTTTAATTCCGATTTTAATTCTTCATTCTCGCATTTGAGTTCCTTGATTTTCTCGTGATTGAATTTTATCATGGCGAACATGGATGGGATCATAATTTTTTGGTTCCAGTCTTCTGCCAGCCCGTTTCTGTGGTCTGTTGCTATTGGAAACCATTTTTCTACATCTTCTGCAATGAACATTGGCATATATGTGTCGTACCGTTCATCATCTTTTGCTATTAACTCATTCTTATATTTCGCCCAAACAGGATTAATATTGTAAAGGTTTTCTATATCATTCTCTGTTATCTTGTTTCCAAGAACTTTGTATCTTTTAGAAGAGGAAAGTGTACAAGCCACTGTCAATCCGTCTGATTTGAATACCAAGTGACCGCCAGATGAAACTTTGTCTAATGCTGGTAATTCAAATGATCTACTTGTAACGTGAAAATATTGTTCGATATTTAGTTCTGCGCTATTATCTCCATTAAACGAATTTCCTGTTTTAAACCAAGAACCAACATTTTCTCCTATGCTTCCTTCCCCAATGGTTGCACTGGAAAAGTTCGCATCTCCAGAAACAATTTTTTCCTTTGATATCTCAGTCCCAGTATGTCCAGTCGGTACAACGGCATAAATTTTACTGTTATTTGCATCCAGTACAATTCCTCCATCTTTTGATTTTAGAATACCGTTGGTCTTATCAATTATCCAGCTTCCAATTTCACCAGTATTAGACTTCAAATTTCCAGAAAATTCGCCTTGGTTAAAATGAACACCTGTATTGTCAATATATCCAACCTGTGTGCCACTTGCATTCAGAATGGAAAGTAACCCATTTCCGTTATTTGAACCGCCAAGTTTCAATGTACCTCCATGTGCATAGGTGAATGAAAAATACAATTCTCCATTTTCCATGTACATGCCCTTTATTGCACCGTTGTTTGTAAGCATATTGAACACTTGCTCATTTGTGTAAGCGTATTCAAGTTTTGGCATATAAATATAAGTATCATATTTTACGCTAGACCCAACTGATGATGTCAAGATTCTCAAACTGTTTAAACTATCATTTGGTAAGCTAGATAAAGTTGTTGTTACTTGCAGTCTTTGCCATTCAGTTGTAGTTTTAGCATTTAATATTGTTTTACTTCCAAGATACACATATACTTGTGTTGCAACACTAGTTTTTATCCAAAACGAAAAAGTATAATTTCCAGTAACTTTTATTGGCTTATAATTTTTCGTTCCAAATTGTGCTCCAGTTCCGTTTATTTTAATTGCATTTTTGCCGCCATCTACATCCTGAACTCCATACTCATATGTATATGCACTCTGTGTAGACCAATAATCTTTAACATTTTGTTCTGTTAGATAATAGCCTTTAATAATATTGTCCGATGTAATATCTTGGACTTGTTTTATAGCTTCTTCCTGTGCTATATCAGTAACGCTTTTATCTCCTAATGTAAACTGTGAAGCTGCTATTGTTACTGCACCAGTAGTTTTGTCAATAGCAAAAGTGGTCTTTCCATTGCTATCAACAACCTTAATACCTTTGGCTTGCACGTATTCTCCATTTACATAGAGATTTCCTTTTTCATCTAAATAAATTCCCTGTGCCTTGCCACCATTGGTAAGTTTGCTGAAAATATCGGCTTGTGTCTGTCCAGAAACTGCGGTGCTGGCAGAAGAATCTGCAATTTCCTTTACTGTTTTGCCTTGTAAGGAAAAAGTTTTTGGAGCTAGGATGACGTTTCCTTTGCTGTCGATTTCTAAGGTTACGTTCTTGTCATCATTAATGACTTTTAGCCCACGACCATTAATTCTCTCACCGGCAAGCAATCCAGCCAGAATATATTTTGCATTGATATATACTTTTCCGTCCTCGATGTAGATTCCCTGTTCTGTCCCGCCTTTTGTGAGTTTATTGAACACTTCATCCTGTCCAAGACTGGTATCGTAATTATCAATTGCATTTTTGATATCGTCTTTGTCTGCGTACTTGAAGTCAATCCAATCGGATGCAGTAAAGTCACCATTAATACGATTTACAAAAGAAGTTTTGAGAGAAGCCTTTCCTTCACTATTGGTCGTTACCCACAAGTCACCTTCGTAATATGGTGGTGTTGGCTGAATCATGTAAACAGATGATTTACCGTCTATCTTGTCCAACAATTCATTTGGTATGGACTGTGGTTGCCAGATGCCAGATTTGTATATCCACTGGGTGTTATCCGTGGTATTATGCCAAAGATCGCCTTCATGCTCTGCCTTCTCAGATTCCCATACCAAAACAATTTCATTCCCGGATTCATCCAGAATCTTGTTTCCGTCAATATCACACCATGGATATTCCTCTGTTTTTGTCCATTTTACAGATGGATCGTTTGGCTGATACCAAGTCTCAATCTTTCCATCAATCTGTGTTTTTAAAGAATTAAGAGAATCTTTAAAAACACCATTGATAAATAAATCTAACGAACTATCATCTGTGTATTTTGAAGCTTTTTCCCAATCGGAAGAATCATAAGAACCGCTTGCTCTGGCAACTTTACATCTCATCAAATCACCATTAGAGCCTTGTGTCCATAAGTCCCCAATATCGTAAGGCGGTTCTGGCTGAACTACGAATACTCTACGCTTATGATCTGCTGTGTCCTGTGCTTTTTCTGCGGCGGCAAGTGCTAACGTGATATCGGTATCTTGTACTAATTGCCATTTCCAAGTTGCCCCGTCTTGCATAAAACGGTATGCATATCCCTTGGATTTCCAGTAAAATAAGTCACCCTCATGTTTCTTTCGTTCTTCATTTGTAGTCCATCCAGAAGCCGGGATATTCTGCAAGGTTGGTTCATAGTCATAAAAAAAAGTCTCAATCTGTCCGTCAATTTGAGACTGCAAATTATTGATATCACTTGTATATGTGTTACTGATAAAATTATTTACTTCTGTTTCTGCTTTTTCCTTTGCAATTGCATTAACATCTTTTCCCTTAACTTGTACGGAATCCGCATTAATAACAACCCTTCCTGTTGTTACATCAACCAGGAAAGTTGTGTTTCCATCTTTATCAATAGCCTTAATGGTTCCCGTGTTAATCCAGTCAGCATTAACACCTGTAGCAGTAAGAATTCTGGCAATCACATCACCATCAACAGTCATTCCGCCATTCCAATGTTGTCCACCATCTGTAGAAACAGCCCACGCTTCCGCAGTCATTTTCCAAACAATATCAGAATCGGACAGTTGCGGCTTGTTATGAAGATAATAGATGTTGCTTCCGTCCGGCTGTGTTTCTACTGTCGTGTATGTTCCAGAAGATTCCGCAAGGCGCTGTGATAATTCTTCCAGTGCCTTTTCTCTTGCGGTACGTTCATCTTTTAAGTTCTTTTTGTTTTCTGCCTGTACTTGTTGATTAAGGCTATATTGTTTCTGCTTATTCCTAGATACGCTCTTAGCACTACATTCAAGTTGCTCAAATGCACCTGGATTCAAAGTAACAGAAGTTAGGAAGCTCTTGTACTGTTTTCCGTTTCTATCAGAAATAGTAATGGTGTCACCAGCTTCCCACGCAATATTGGTCAATGCGCCTGTGGTAAATGGTCTGAATTTCAGCCCCACGCACCTGTCTGCAATAATTTGACAAACTTTCTCTCCAGAGCCTTCTTGAATCAACTTATTATCGCTGATTTCGATAACATAGCCAGATTTCCCCGACTGATATGTTTTCGCTTCATTTTGAGAAGAATTTTCAACGTATTCTGTAACTTTTACACCTGTTATTTCAACATCGTACAGCCATGGCGTGAATCCATTCGTATCTATGGCTGTAATACCCTTTTGCATAACAGTTATGATCTGTGCACCAGTGGTATCTAAAATATCTTTCCCTTCAATATCCTTCCATGGTACTTCTGCCTTATTATAAAAATCGTCTGGCACTTCATTTTTATACCAGTCAAGGCATAATCTGCCGTATGCATCTGTTTTCGCCCACTGACATCCCATCTGTGCTATCCATGCAATTACCTGTCTGAAGGTAATACTGCTATCATCTGGTCGATTCTGAATTACGAAATCATCGTTATCAAACCTTGTAGATTGAAGTGTTACTCCGCACACCTCGCAAGCATCCTGTATGATCTGTAATCTAGTTGCCGGATAGGACATCTTACTTTCTGAATAATCACGATCAAACAATCGCATGGAATCTTCGCAAGTTAGGCTAATAATAGCGGTGTTCTGATATGGCGCATCTGTTACTGTCATGGTACAGATACGGATTTTTTCAATGCCAGTAGATAATTCAAGCCCAATATAGCAAACAACTCTTGCTCCGTCCCAGATGTAATCTGTGTACTTGCCAGAAAAGTTGTTGATCTGCAATGTCAGCTTATTTACGATAGCTGCGCCGATATCAAAAGAACCACTTTGCGATACTGCATCCTCAAACTTGAAGCCATTAGACCATAAGTCTTTGTCGGTAATGGATAATGTGCTTCCGTCCGTAAAGGTAAAATCTGCATATTTCAGATAGTTACGGTTTCCACTATTCTGTTGTTCTTTAAATTCCGTTGATAAATTTCGCATATCTTACCTCTCGATAAAGTCAAAACTAAGTCCTTCCATGCGCTCATTTCCAATCCACCAGCACTTAAAGGGTGATTCCCTGTCCCCAACATAAAATGTTCTGGTTTCGTGTTTGTTTGCGGATAACAGGTCTGGATATGTGACCTGTATGTACTCTGGGTTTACCGCCTGTACAATCTTGCAAGCAGTGTCCCAGTCTGGGGCATTCCAACCTACAGACAGCTTTCGTTTCTGTCCAACTCTGTTTTTGTGCATGGTCGTATCGTCTGTTCTGCCGGATTCTGATGCCGATATATCCTGTAACCCCCATGTAAAAGAAGAAGGACAGGGCATTGCTACCCCATCCACTTTTAAAAATGTTTCTGCCATATGCTAACCCTCAAGCAATCAAGATAAAATTGAATTTTCTATAATATATAAGGTGTCTTTTGAATTTTCACTATTGTAATACTCGTATATTTCTCCATTCACAGATTCAAACGCAATTTTTGCATTCTCCTGTATAAGGTCTTTAGAAGCTTCAACTCCTTTTTCTTTTAATGATTTTATAATCAAGTCAATTTCTTCCGCTCCATCTCCACAGCAATATTTGTTTATGTAGTCAGCGTATGAAGTAAAATAATCAACTAAAAAATTCTTATCTTTTTCTTTTAGTTTCCATCCTTTTTCAAAATTGATCTCTAGACAAACCTCTTTTGTTTTGTTTTGTTTGAAAGAAAACATTTTTTTGATTTGCTTGTCCATCTTTTGAGAAAATCTATCGTTTTCCAACTTTATTATTTCTTTTACTTTTTCGATTTCTACAATTTCGCCTAATTCATTTACTGTCTTATCTATCAGTAGGATATCTAAAAAAGAAAACCACTCTCTGTCAATTTTGTATTTTTCAAATGTTTTATGCAAAATATTTTCTACGAAAAAACAGTTCTTGATATAATTACTTTCGTAAAGGATTCTTGCTGTTGGGCATCCGCATTTTAATTGTTTCAACCTATTTTGAGGTTTATGCGCTATTCCAATTTTATACATCCCTTTATATTCGCAAACATATACTTTCTTTATATTGGATAATCGCATAAATTCATATCTCCTTTATGATTTATTTTTTGGCAACAAAAAAGCGCCTACCCCGAAAGGTAAACGCTTTAAAAATTGCTTATTATGATTTTATATCATAGCATAGGTGGTTGGTATCATTCAGTATATTTTGGTATCATTCATGGTTTTCATATTCAACCATTGTCTTAACCACGCCGTAAAGCATATTGATATTTTTCTCTTTTGTGATTTTTTCAATCAGTTCTAAAATCTCTTCCTTACGTGTCATTCCACAATTCCTCCTAACATTCTAATCAATTTCTGTTTGCGGTTATACTTCAAAATCTCGGAAATCTGCCCCATCATATCATCCATTGTCATGTTACTCTTCATGCTGTTGCAACGCTTACACGCCAGTTGCAGATTCTTAATATCATTGGTGCCGCCACGAGACAACGGCATAATGTGGTCGATTGTCATTTTCTTGAATTTGACTGGCTTACCGCATATCGCACATTTTCCGTTGCACTTGGCGTACACACTCTTTTTCTGAAAGTCATTGAACTGGATTCTATTTGCCATACGATCACGCTTTCTGCTCCATAGATTCAAGAGCCTTAAATTTCTGTCTTGCTTTATTGGCATAATCGCATAAAATCAACAATTTCATGGTCATAAAGTCCTTGTTATATGCAAACTGCCATTTTTTCAGTTCGTCCATTTTTTCTGTGCTATTAAATCCGTACTGTTCCATGAAATCATCCAAAAGAAACTTGATTTTATCAATAGTGTCCTCTACCTCAAACATTGTGTCTTCTCTATCCATATTTTCTGACATCTTATTTTCCTCCTGTGTATCCCTGTAAAAATCTAATTATGCGATTTCTACTCTGTATGCAATCATCATTTCTTTAATCACGCTAACGTAAATATCTTTCAGCCGCTTATTCTGCATAATCACGGACAGTTTATTAATCTGGTTAGTCTGTGCCTTGGTGCATCCTCTTTCCTCGGCTCTGGAAATCGCATTTCTAAGCTGCTGATCCAATCGGCAACCAGCTCTGTCCGATAATCTGCGGTAGCTTTCGTTTCTGGCGGCGGCATATTTATTCCCGAATGAGTAAGAGAAATCATCGCTCTCGGCAATCTTTGAAATACATCTGTTTACCCACTTCTCTGTTCCAACATCGGAATCTGTTCCCTTAAAGGTATCAATGATTGTTTTCATGTTCTTCTCTTGTTGGTCTGCACGTTCCGCAAGTTTCTTCTGTTCCAGTTCAGTCTTGGCTACTTGTTGAAAAATCTGATTAAACATTTGCAGTTCCGGGGACAATTTAGAATAATCAATTACTTGTTGTTTTACCTTTTCTTCAAGTCTAGTAAAATATTCTCTAGCTTCTTCTGCTTTTTCGCTATTACCTTTTACCGATAACTTCTTTGCAAAATGAGCAGTAAGTTTGTAGTCCTTAGTAGCCTGCCCTCCCCATTCGTCATTAATGACGAATGCCCAATAATCAACGTTTTCCTCTGCAAATTCATTTCCTGTAATGTTGCTCTTGCACCATCTTGAATAATTGCTAGAATCCAATTCTAAAAAGGCATATAACTTTCTTGCAGTAGTCATTCCCTCTTCATCAATGCCAAGTGCGATTTCGATAGGTGTCTGGCTTGCTGTGTTAATTGTGATTTCGTTCATATATAAAAATCCTCCTGTTGTTAAAAAATCTATTTGCAAACAGGGGATATACAGTGTTATAATTTGCATATCCCCTGTAGGGGGTGTTGTATAAGGGACTGTTTCTTTCCTAGGGAGCCAGTTCCTTATTTTTCGCCTATTTCATCTTCTATTAGACCGATTCCTTTCATAATGGTGTCCGTTCTTGAAATTCCAAGTTCTTCTGCACATTTGTCTATGCGTCCTTTTTCTTCTTTTGTAAGACGAATATTGAGCTTTTCCTTTCTTGATTCACCATTTACAGGTGGTCTACCTGTTCTTGGGGACATTTTGTTCACCTCCTTATTTTGTCCTTGCATAATTCATTATAATTTATGGGCGTACAAAAGTAAAGAGCATTTTCTATTATTTTAGAAAACGTATCAATCAAGGTTCTCGTCATTATGACGAACACCTTTTCGCTAAAATTTTAGTAGAATTGGCTTCCACAAAATAATGGAGCCGAAATTTCGGCGGCTTATTCACTGTCGAATTTTCGACAGTGTGCGTCTCGTCTTTTAGGAAGAGTCGCAGTTAGCCGAAGTAAAATTGACTTTGGTGATTGAAGCATCCACTTTTCCGCATGAATGCGGAGTCACTAGTCATTGTGGCGAACCTAGGACAAATTGTCCGAAATGCTAACCGTCATCAAATTGATGATAGTTCAAAATATCAATCATAGAAGTAGGGTGCATCAAATTAGAAGCACCACTATTAAAAATAAAAGGTGTCGAAATTTCTACGCCTTTTCGCCATGTATGGCTAAAACCTATATAACCGCTCAAATTCGTGCACCTTGTAAGCATATATAGTCTGCCATAAAGACGAAATATCAATTTTTCTGTTCGTTCCTCCTAGTGAAGAACCATGCTCTTCAATTTTAATGGGCAGTTTTTTTTACTGACGATTCGTCATTTTGATGAATCGTTATTTTTTTCAAATTTCCTATTCCACTATTCATTTTGGAGTGGTAAAATACAGATATCATACTGATTTAGGGAGGAAAACGCATATGAAAAAATCCAAAAAGTTACTGGCAGTTTTGACCATAATGTTACTGATTGTCTGTATGGCAGTTCCAGTATCGGCGGCTGGTAAAATCAACAAGAAAAAAGCCACTTTGAAAGTCGGTCAGACATTACAATTAAAAGTAACTGGAACAAAAGGAAAAGTAAAATGGACAAGTAGCAAGAAGTCTGTGGCAACGGTATCTTCCAAGGGACGTGTAAAGGCGAAAAAGAAAGGTTCCGCTACAATTACTGCAAAGATTGGTAAAAAGAAATATACATGTAAAGTTACTGTGAAAAATGCTTCTAACGGCAATGGTGGATTTAATAGCAATACAAACACTAACACCAGTGGTAAAAAGAATGTCGTAACGTATCATGCAGAATCTACACCGTATGGAGCCGTGGCAATTCTTGAAAACCATTATGATTATATTGTAGATTTAACGGTTGAGTTTGTATATTATTTAAACGGAAGAATGGTTGGTACCGAAAAATCACGTAACTTTGCATTTGCGGCGCATTCAAAATGTGCGCTTCAAGGTTGGGACTATGACAAGACTTGGGACTCTTTTAAAATAAATTTAAAAATTGAAAAAGCAACAAATACAATAACAAATAATTCTGGCATTCATTATTCTTCAAATTTTGGTGATAAAAATGTAATGGTTGAAGTAAAAAATCAAGGAAGAAAAAATTATTCTACTCAAATCGCTGTTGTATTTTATAAGGGTGGAAGAATTGTCGGATATGATTATAATTATGCTCGTGTAGAAAATCCTGGTTCAACTGCTTATCTTGAATTTAGTTTTCCTCATGATAGAAATTATGACACAATAACACCAGATAGATTTGAAATATATGTAAACAACTCATATACATATAGTTGGATGAATTAAGATAAAGGCTAGGGAGAAATCCCTAGCCGATTTTTTTTTTACTTATCGTATGTTCTATGTTCAAACATTACTTTTGTTCCAAATATATCTATATCATTTGCGCCTGTATATAACTCTTCGTATGTTCCATCCTGGTTATCTTCTGTTTCGTAAGTAAACTGAGTTATAAATTTATATGATACGTTATTCAATTCGTATTCTCCGCTGACTTCTGCTAAGCCATTGCAAGCTTTGAATGTGCATTTACTCTCATTTTCAGTTCCAATATTCAATGAAATGGATTTATCCAACTCGCTTTGTAATATTTCTTGCGTTATCCTCATAAGGAAAGTTCGTTCTTCATCAGAAAGTTCGTTTTCGGTTTTTATTATCCAAGGAAATCTCATTGATAAAGGATGATCGCTTAAGCTATTTATTTTCGTTCCACTTTTTGTATCATAGACATTAGTTGACAATAAAGAACCAACATTTGAACTAATACCTATGCTACAAATAGTGGTATAGTCAAACCATTCCTGTGAGGACATATTCGCAAAAATTTCATCCATATCCATAAAGCTGACATTTACTTTAAATAAATCAGTTCTGACGATAAGTGTTTTATATTCCGTCCCTTCCGAATCTTTTCCGCTGTATTCTTCTGTATAAAATGCATTATCATCATTTTCATACTGTTGTAAAAATGTATTTACATCATCAATACTTGCTTTTACTGCGATAGGTGAAAAACACTCACATATTATTGCAGTTGCCGCAACAATAACTCTTTTCACTTTCTTCATACACTCATACCTCCCAATAATTGATACCCATATTGTACCACCTTTGGACGTATTCTGGAAGTCCTATTTCGCTTTTCTATCAATTTCCGCAGTTACGGCAAACAAAAGAGCTTCGGCAAATTTTGCGCCGACCGAATCGGAGTATTTATCGTGAATCCGGCTTGCTTCCATGGTGAGATTTTCCCACTGCGGAATATCGTCCTTTGAGATAAAGGCATACTTCTTGTGGAGGTTCCATATTTCCTGCCAGATGGAAAAGTAAGTCTGTTTAAAGTCCATCAATACCACTTCTCCTTCAGCTGATTAATTGGTGTTCCGGCAACTCCGGCACTTTCTCCGCTATCTGTTGCTTTGAAGTATGCGCCTTGAATTTGAGGATACATAAACTCAAACATCAAATAATTAGCTGCATCGCAAAGATATTCTGTGTTTCCTGTCTCACGATACTTTTTGATGCACATATCGTGGGATTCCAAGGCGTTTACCAACTTCTCCCCGAAGTTATCCTTTGCTGTACCATATTTGTAAAAACTTACCTCAACCCTATTCTGTCGTAATTTATCGAAACGGTCTGAATATTCTGTTGGAAGTTCTGTTCCTATTTTGCTCATATGTTTTAATTCTCCACAATTATTTGGCTTTTTTGGCGAAAAATCAATTTTATTTGATTTCGCCTATATTTTATTGGGTAAAAGGTTTTAAAACGAATTGGGATATTTTATTGCAGTAATTCTTTATCAATAATCTGGAAATTTGCCCTATGAATATAAAGAGCTTTTCCGTCAATCATTAGCTTTGTCATTTTAGGCAGATCGTCCGGGATTTTCCAGAACACCTCGTCACCAGAATATGCGGCTATTGGCTGTCCAAGTTGGGATTTTATTACTACAACCCTAGATTTCCCGAAGTAATTTTTATAACAATTCAAAATCCCGGCTATGTATGTGTTCTCTGAAATCTTTCCGGTTGAATGGCTAATTATATCCTCCTGGGTAAAATCAACCTCTGGCTTCAATCCTTTTTGCTCAAAAATACAAGTATCACCACAACTTTCAATTTCTTTACCGTCAATCAGAATTGTAATGACGGAAGATACGTCATAGCTGGTTGTTTCATTTCCCTCGCTATCGTAGCCCTTGGATTTGGTTTTATTCCCGGCAATGTTGATCTTGTCCCCTGTGGTGGTCATAACCTTTTGACCATAGTTATCGTAGGTGTAGATTGTATAACTATTACCGGAAAGATTTCCTTTCACGTCATTCATGTAATCGTCATTCGCTGCACAGCCTGTTAGCCCTGTGATAACGCAAATACAGATAATGGTTGCCAGTAGTGCTTTGATTCTTTTCATAGTGTGTCCTCCCTGTTCTCAATTTTCATCAACAAATTTTTCCGTATGTAGCCAGACATGAAATGCGAATAATGATGATCCGTGTACTCACTAAATGAAGTGCCGAAATATTCATCAATCACTTTCATGTATGTTTCAATCTCAACATTCTGGAAATAATCTGGATTTGGCCCGAATCCAAACTTGTCCAGGATATTATCCAAAGCGTCTTGATTGATTTTTATGTGCGGTTTTCTGGTTCGTTCTTCGTATCTCTTGAAGAAATACTTCGATACTACCAGGAAACGATTGGTTGTATATGGGCTTGTCGTATATCCCAATTCTTCAAGTCGTACTGAAACCTGGTTCTTGAATGCAGACCAGTTAAAAGATTTACGGTCTATTGGAGTATACTGGATGTTCTCCTCGGTCAACATATTTTTGATATGTTGAGAATTGAACCACTCGTTAGAGTGGTATGCATTTTTCTTTTCTTCTTTTGGGTTAATAAAATCAGTATTAAATATATCAGTTATTGATTCATCAGTATTTGATATATCAGTTTTTTTATTATGAGGGTGGTGTTCTACATCTGGAGCTTCTAGGGCTAGACTTTCTACATCTTGCTTTGAAGCATCTTGTTCATCTTCATTTTCTTCTATTTCCTGTGGCGTTTCGTAAATATTATAAACATATTCAAACTTTGATCTGCCCTCTTCTTTACAAGGCTTTTTCTTATCGACAATAAGATATCCTGTCTCCTTTAATTCTTTTATGGTAGACCTCACCGCTGTTTCATTTTCTTTTAAAATTGAGCATAGACCTGGTATGGAATAATTCCAAGAATCTGGCAAAGAAAACATTACTGATAAAAGCCCTTTCGCTTTCAAACTTAAATTTTTATCTCTCAAATGGTGATTGCTCATCACCGTATAGTTTTTAGTTTTGTGTACTCTAAATACTGACATAAAATGACCTCCATTCATTTTCCCTCCAATTTTATAAAAACAGTGAGCTTGTCTCTCGGAGGTGAGACTTTCGGGAGCTACCCTAGCCCACTGATTTTACCAATTATTAAATACCATATACTTCTTTATTGTATTTTGCCATATCCATGTCGGATTTTATTCTTACCCATTTATCAATCTCTTCCATTGTTTCGCAAAGATTTTTCATCATATTAATTCCAAACATAGGAATATGCCCGCATTCAGAAACGATTTTGAAATCTAGGCTTACAGTTCCTTTCTTTTGTTCTTTTCCGAGATCAAATCCATTTAGTAAAAAATGATATCTGCTATGCAGTTTTCCTGGAAGCAACAGCAAGTTATTTATGTCATTATTGCTTCTATCAAAGTCTATATGGTGAATTGCATAACTGCTGTCAAACTCAATTCCATAGTATTCTTTGTAATATTTACGATAATTAAAACTCTTTGCCATAGATTGATACCTGCCTTTCGTATAAAAGAGTGCCTTGAACTGTATGTAAATCAACAGGCAGGCGGCAAGGCATTTCCGCTTTTCGATGATCGGTCTAGCCTGTTGGTTTTACCGAAATTTATCGACTTAATAAAAAAAAGAGCCGCCAAGTAAGACAAAAAATTCCTCAAAATCGAGAAATATTAATTTCTTCTTAGCGGCTCAAAAATCAAGACCGTGTGTACTTCTTCATTGAAGAAATTATACCACACAATCAGTCAAAAATCAATATGCCGGAGACGGATTGAAACGGCTATCCGTATCATTCTGGGCTTTTGTTACAGCTTTCGCAATCTCGCTTCCGTCCAGGATAATGCTGTTCATAATGTACTGCGGATTCTTGTTTCCGCTGTTCATACTCATTGCCATTGCAACTCCCTGGGCTACTGCTTTTGCCATTTCTTCTTTTGTAAGTCCCATGCTTCCGTCCGAACTGGAAACAATGCTGTCTGCGATCTTCTTCATGGTTCGCGGATTTTCTAGAGGAAGAACGGCTTCGGAACCGGCTTCACCGATACCAATTACCTGTGCACCGTTGAAAAGGCCACCTTTGGCGTACCAATTAGGCTTATAAACTGGTGTAGAACTGGTTCTTCCACCGCCAAGATCATGTTTTCTCCACTCTGAAATATAATAAGTCAGAGTTGGTAAGTGTACTTGTTTCATGCCATCAGCGAATGATTGAGCAGTTTCCCGACCAATTGATGTAAGATTAACATTAAATAGCCTTTTAATTTTATCCGAAATCCCAGACAAATTGGTTTCTGTATAAGATTTCATTTTCCCAGTTTCCGTGTCAACTTTACCAGAAGCCTTTTCCCAAATCTGGTTTGTATTGATTAGAACAGAAGACCAATAACTTTGAATGGTTGTCATAACCTTACCCATTACATCTTTGGTATCGGTGTCCATGGTTCCGAGAGCTGTCGATACAGCGCTTGCAGAATTTCCCCAGTTTGTTTTAGAGTTGGTTTCAACATCATCATTCGTGTTCTTTATCTTCGACCAAATAGAAGGCATTGTGCTTTCTGTGCTTTTTTTCATTCCAGCCATTGTCGTGCTTACGGCGGCATTGGCGAGACCAAAGCCAGTTTTTGTCTTGGACGATACGGAGCTAGAAGCATTTGCAACAGCGGTAGTAATACCTCCCACTGCTGTTTTCACAGATGTATTCATTCCATTAAAAGAATTTTTTGAAGTAGTTTCCATCGTGATAACCGCATCTGGAAAATCTTTTCCGAGTTTTTCGTTCAGCTCATCCAACGGAACGCCAGCATTTTTTAATGACGTATAAACTGCGTCTAGTGCTTCTTCTGTATTAGCATATGTTCTTCCAGATATTGCACTGTCAAGAGCATCTTTAGCAGTTAGGTAGTCTCCACTAAATTGATCAGAGCTAAGACTTAAAAGATAAAGTTCGTCTTTCAAATCAGATATGCTGATTTTGGTTGTGTCAAATTTTCCAGCCGATTCAGATATGCCTTCTCCAAGAGCTGCAGCTTTATTCGTCATATCTTCCAAGAATCCAGATGATACACCTGCTTGCGCACCGTATTGTTCGAGAATCGTTTTTGCGTCTTTAGTAGATACGCCAAATTCACCAAGTTTTTGAATAAAACTATCGTACATTTCAGAATTTGTTTTTCCGGCACTCTCATCCGTTTCAATCAGCTTCCACAGTTCTTCGGCTTGGTCTTGTGTTATTTTGTGCGCACTCTCCATTGCACCAGTGTAATCATGGAGATAGCCGCCTGTCTGTGTTAAAATTCCATTTCCACCTTGCGCAGCTTCTGTAATACTTGCAATTCCTCTAGCGAGTTTAACAGATAATGCCGTTGCGACAACTACAATCCCGGCTGTTCCAAATATAGTTCCAAGCGATGAAGAAAATGAGGATAATCCACCAGCAGACGCCGTTTTTGCTGCTCCACCAATATCACCGATGATAGTAGGAAGAGAAGATGCGGTATCAAGTGGGAAATTTAAAAGTTTTGAAGCTAATGAACCAATTACATTTGCAAAGGAAAAGATTTTGGTAGCAATATCCTTGGCTATTTTGATTGCAAACAATGTTCCGAATGCAGCACCAACTTGTTTTATAAATTCTGGATCAACTCCACTTAATTTTTCAGCCAGCCAATTAATTGCATTTGCAATACCGTTAATTAAGTCCGCTCCAATATTAATTATTCCTTCAAGCCCGGTGATTAGCGCATCTGCAAATCCCTCTGCGAAAGGCTGAAACGCATCCCAGAGATTCCCAAGAGCCGTGCCAAGAGCTTCCCAATCAACATTATCTATAAAGCTCTGAAGAGCTGATTTAACCCTGTCAACACTACTCCAAATCCACTCCCAGTCAACATCAATAACTCCAAAATTGTCAAGCGCAAGTACGATTCCTGCGATACCTCCAGCCATAGCAAGATATGGGTGTTTGGATAATGCGGCAAGTCCTTTTCCTAATGGGCTATCTTTTCCGATAATTCCACCAATAAAGGAAAGTCCCTTAAAACCAAGTATTGCAACAGAAATCTGTCCAAGTCCTTTTCCAATTGCTTGTGCGGTTTCCGGGCTGATATTCTTTATAGCATCAGCAATAGAGTTTAATCCTCCAGGAAGTGTTGTGTTAATAAAATTTTCTCCAACATCGAGCAAGTCTTTAAAGAAATCTACAATTCCTTGCCCTACATTTTGTGCAAATGGCGCAAGTGCATCCCAGAAGTTTTTCAATGCCGAATTAAGTTCGTCCCAGTGAATGTTGTTTCCGAAATTTGTTAATGCGTCAACAAGTTCCGGGATTGCACTATTCATTGTCCATGTACCTACCGGCACTAAGAATTTCTCATAGAAATCCATAAGACCAGTCCAAACAAATTTTGTTGGCTTTTGAAGCATTGTAAAGAAACCGGAAAGCGAGCTATTCAGTTTACCCCAATTGATTTTATTTAGTAAATCATTCGTAATATTAAAGAATCGAGGAAGCCCGGAATTGTCAGATAACATCCATAATCCAATTGGTTTCAGATAATTATTCCACAAATCTTTCAGAGCTGTAATAGAGAAGTTTCCAAGCTTGCTAAGACCTTCATCATAAAGTTTCTTGATTGATGCAGTTGTTGGTTTAGCCGCTTTACGAATTTTTTTAAATACAGCTACAATCTGATCAGCGGTATCATTTGCCTTATTATTCATTTCTTCAAAAGCTTTATCCCATGCAGCTTGATACTCTGACAGGGCTTTATCTAATGCAGCATCCAGTTCTGGAAGGTGTGCACTCGCACCGCCTCCACTTCCGGAAGAGCCGGAAGAATTGCTAACTTTTGCATCATTTAATTGATTTAATTCATCAAATGAAAGCACAGAAAGAGTTTTTTGTAATTTCTTCGCATTGTCATTTGTTTTGTCAAGCCCGGAAGCTGCATCTTCTGTACTATCTGCAATACTTCCCATATCAACTGCGGCACTTCCTGTGGAAGCAACATAATCGGACATTTTGATACCCAAAAGTCTTCCAACCCACGAAAAAGCTCTCTGAATTGCAATAACAAAGGCGTTTATATATGGAAGAACCTTTGAGATAATCGGAATGAATAATGAACCTATTGTCCTTGAAAGTGCGGAAAAGTTAGATTGTAGTAATCTAAGTTGGTTTGCCGGCTGATTTATCGTATTAGCCAGGTCACCCCATGCATACTTTGAACTATTCAAGATTGTTATAGTTCTCAGAATAGCCTTGTCCGATTGACTTAAACTTGATACAGTAGCGTCAATTCCAAGATTATAAAGTTCCTGTTGTAAATTTGCCACACGGATATTAATGCCGTATTTATCAAGCGCCCTGCTCATTCCGGTTATGCCGGATGCCATATCGTTCCAAACATCATCGAACTCAAGATTTTTTACAGATGCAAGGTCAGCTCCAATTTCTGTTAAAACTTGTGAAACCTTAGTTGATGCATCTGCTGTTGCCCCCATTGATGACGCCATCTGTGCATAAGTAGCTTGATAGTTCATCGTTTGTTTTGGATCAAGTCCAAGGCTCACGCCTTTTGTTCTAGTCAGATCACCTGCATCTGATACTTCAAATCCGGTCATTTTTTTTGTCAGCTCTTTTGCACGCTTTTCAAAGGAACCGACATATTCCTCTGCGGATTTTACTCCTGCATTCTGCCATTTGCTGACATCTAATCCATCAGTAACTTGATCGAACGCAGAATTAAAATAATTAAGTGTTTCAACATAATCTGATGCAGAATTTACAGAATTCCAAAGTGCTTTAATTCCTCTTGTCACCGTGAAGAATTTCGCATATAATCCGGCAAGTTGTGAAGTTAATGAACCAACTTTTTTTGAAGTTGCATTTGCATTATTTCCAAATCCAGTTAAAGCAGAACTTGCAGCTCCAATTATGGAGGATAACCTTCTTCCAGCATTTCCAAGTCCATTTGTGGAATTTGATAATCTCGAAAATGAATTCGAAAGAGAATTTGTGGTTTTATTTATTTTTCCACTTGCATTAGCTAACTGTGCCAAAGCTTCTGTCATTCTTACTGTGTTTTCGCTGATTTTTGGTGCGGTTTTCATTACATTAAAGAATGACAATACTTCATTTGCTAGTGTTCCAAGCTGTCCAGAAGATTGAGAAATTTTACCGCCGGCGCTTGCCAATTGTGCAATTGACTGAACAAACCTATTTACGGAATCTGAAATTCCATCAACACCAATAAAGCTTTCTGTGATAAATTTCAAGCTACTTCCCAATGTAGGCAATTCAGCGGATACATTCGCAATATATTCACCGGAATTGGCTAATCTAGCCATTGAATTAACAAAACGATTAACACCGGAAGATACATCTGGAATCTCTGCCAAATTGCTTAATTTATGGATTATTTCTCCAAGTTTTCCAGAATCAAATCCACTAACATCAACCTGGCTAAGCCTGTTGATTGAGTTGATAACTGCATTCAGACCAGAACCTTTATAATCTACTCCACCCATTGTCTTTATGGAATTTGAGAATTTTCCAATTCCATCAGCAATGCTTGTCATTTTCCCTATATCAAGTTCTTTTAGCTTTCCAAGTTCCCTTACACAACTACGTAATCCGTTTGTATTAACTCCGCTTAATGCGGAATTAACTTCTGTGAGTTTATTTGAAAGATTAGTCAGCGCACGTACTGCTTTTTCTGTACTACTGCTAATTTGTATATCAAGGGTATCTATGGTATTATCAGCCATAAAAACACCTCCTTTTAATCAAAAAAATAAAGGGCAGACAAGACTTATTCATCCTGCCTGCCCTTTTCATGGTTAAGCTCAAAGTTCGCCTGCATGAGTTGCAAGCTTGCCAAAAGTGCGTTTCTCTGTTTTTTCTTTTCTTCTTCGGAAAGTATGCCTTCCTGTTTACGCTTTTCTTCCTCTGCTGATTCCAGTAAAGGTTTCTTCAAATACTCTGCTTTGGATTTTTTCCCCATTAAAGCATTTGCAACAGCTGTGAATGTGGCTGATGTTTCATAAATGCCCGCTTGCCAAAGCTCAGCGTCTTTTCTTTTTTGCCGTATCTTTTCAGCTTCGAGATAAGGTTTTAATTCCGCTGGAGTAGAATCCATAAATTCTTCTTTAGATACACCGATAGAGAGGTATAAAGGAAGAATCTCTTTGTAAACAACTTCTCGAAAAGTTAATTTTTCTTTTTGTGATCCTGCGGAAGCTTCGTTGCATTCTTCTCCACTGCCTGTGCTTCTGCTACTGCATTCAGCAGACCGGATAAAAAACCATTTTTCTCCAATTCTTTGTCGAGAAGTTGGTATAAATCAAATCCGCTTTTTGGATTTTCCTCAGTTCCTTCATCTTCGTAATCATCCAAAAGGTCACAGACTTTATCAAGAGCAGCTTCTTTTTCAAAATCACTTTCATACCCAAACTCTTCCTTGTGCTTCTTTTGAAGTCCGGCAAGAAGCAGTTCTGGGAGAAGAGAAATCATCTTCTGAAGGCTTCTCTCTTTTCCATCTGTAATCCCCTGTACCTTGTCCAGCACATCTGTTTTTGTAAGAAGTCCATATCCAAATACAACCTTATATTCTTTTCCATGTACATTAAAAGTTACCATTTTATAATCCTCCAGATATATTTATTAGCTGAGTGCCATTGCGCCTGTGGAATCTGCTACTGCTTTTGCGGTGTCTAAAGCCTGTGTAAGCTCTTCGGAAACAACTTTTGTATCAAGACCTTTGTATTCCTGAATAATGAGAGACAGCGGAATTGTTGCTGCTTCATTCTGCCCAATGTCAGACAGTGGAATATTTTTTCCAGGGTCTGCGATAACAAAGAATGCATCTTCGAGGTCTGGAAATACAACTTCAAACCAAACTCTAAATCCTTTTGTCTTTCCTGTTGCCGTATCAGTCATAAGCTTCTTTAATGCTGTGATAACATCAGCGTTAAGATTGAAGGTTACATCCCAAGTACCACCAGTATCCTGTCTACCAGATGCGTACTGTGTAATGAAGTCTTCGAGTGCGGATACGTCAATCTGCTCTGTATCAAGTGAAATTCCACCGATGGAACTACATCTTTTTAACCAGGTGAATGCAGTTGGCTTCGTTCCTTTAGCGGTTTCAACACCGTAATGAAAAGTTACGCCAAGTGTTGTTAAATCTGCCATTTTGATAGGCTCCTTTCTTTCATTTAAGTTTTATGCACGTAACCCTGTGCCGGGAGATAGCGGATCACCGCCTTTCTACTCTTCTTTGTCTGTTTTCAGTTCTGGCAATCCTGCTACAGATGTAAGCAGTGATAAAAAGCCGGAAAGTAAAGACGCGGATAAAACCATTTTCCAGTCAACGCTGCCAATCACAGTTGCAGTACCAATAGTTGCCACCGCTGTTTGAGCAACTGTTTTTACAGCTCTAATTCCTGCTGCTTTCAGCCAAAGTAATTTATCTGCTTTCATTCGGCATTCTCCTTTCATATTTTTGGTTAAAAAAATAGAAGCATTTCTGCTCCTAATCTAATAAAGTTCCTGTATATATCCGGCTGTATCGGCTCACAAGCTTTTTAATTCCACTGTCACCAAAAAACATAGGTTCCGGTCCGTATGTGCGGCGGAATCCCATGCTCACCATAGCTTTGTGACTTATCTTGTCCAATTCATACAATCTGGTTAATGCTTTACTCCCGGATGTGAAGCAATTTACTTGAAATGATGGCATTGTTGCACATTCATCCCCTTCAAGGTCACCTCTTGTAATTGGATTACCAAGCATATAAAGCTGTGCGTATGCTTTTTTGCCAGAAGCATTTGTTTCGCTTCCGTCCATGGAATAATTGTCTGCGCCGGTAACCTTAGACACAGCCGCTCCCCACCTTGAAAAAACTTCCAGTACAGGGGATTCTATTGTGTCCGGCATATCTGTCACCTCACAATAAAAAATGCGCCCACCTTTATAGTGAACGCATTGCATTTTATGCTACAATTTAACACTGTAATGATAACATAATTGGTTGGTATCATTCAGTATACTATGGTATCATCTTTAAGAAGAGAACGCTTCTTTAGCAATTTTACGGATATTCTGAATGATTTCTACGCTTGCCTTATACATTGGCATTGTAGCTTCTGTACCGTAAGAACGTACCCATTCGCCAGAATCAGAAACATATACCCAGGAATCGTTTTTTCCTTTTCCTTGTCCGTAAGAACCGATTGTATAACCAAATTCTTCTCCTTTTGGATGTGGGCTAGAACCGGCTGCACCATTGTGGTAAATACCAGCGCCGAATTCAATGAATAAAATGCTTTTGCCTTCGCATATTAAATGGGCTTCTGCATAGTCCCCAAAACTGTTAATTTTGATGTAAGTATTGTGGTTCTTATCAGAATCGCCTTGTGCTGCCAAAATATTTTGGTCAATAACTGGAATCCCTAATTCACATAATCTTTTTATGAAGATTTCATTTTTATTCCTTAAAGTTTTTTGATATTTTTTTATTTCATCAATAGCTTTTTGGATTGATTTCTGTGATAAGGTACACTTTATTTTCTTACCCATCTTCGTTTCCCTTCTTAGAAATTCCGTATCTGGCAATATTGCCTTTTTGTGTGTCTAAAATCTTCTTTAGTGTGTAGTCTGGCAATACTGTGGGCTCTCTATTTTCATCCAAAATAAGGCTTCCATCCTCACTTATTTGTGGGATTCTGTCTATCCAAAATATATCTGCTTCCTGTGGATGGAAATTTCGATTAAAGCTTGTAATGTACCTGTCATAATCTGGCACTATTCCGGCTGCAATTTCTTCTGGTGTTCCGGCTGTAGATGATACAGAAAAAGAGTATAAAACTGGTTTCTCATAAACTTTAATACGGTCTAATCCTTGTGTTTTTTCAGTAATTCGTGACCAATATACTTTTTGCTTTTGACGGACTAATCCTCTCATATTTCCTCTCTTTCTTAAATTTGGTTGCTTAACTAAAGTCCTCTTGAGTTAATTAAACAATTCCGTTCACAAAAGCAGAAATACAATCCCCTAAATGTGGATATCCTATGGAATTGTTGAGGTGTAGTTGGTCTGCATTTGTAGGATACGGTGCAGCATCACTTCCCGCTTCTTTCGTTGCGGTAGGAGATGCGGAATAAATTGTCCATGTATGACGACCAATTCCACTGTTTTCCCACGCATTATAACTAGAACAGTTGTTTAACGCAGCAATTTCAACAATTCTGTCGCACATTTCACGCAATGTATAACCCGCCCAACTGTCACCACCATAACCGTCATAGTCGGCATAACTGTATTTTCCGCAGCAATACGGTGTTACAAGGACGATTTTACACTTTAAATTTTGAGCATAAGATTCATTTCCTTTCAGTAAATCATATATCCAATTAAGCACGAATTGCAGTTGTCCAGTCACGGTATTTTGTCCTGTTCCATCAGTTTTGTATAAATCAGTGATTTCACCGAGTTTAGTACCCCTGTTGTTAAATCCGCCAAAAATAATGATTAAATCTTTGTCATACACATCAATTGCTTTTAATGGTTGTAAAACGCCAGTGTTTCCTGTTTCGTTATCATAATTGCCTTCGTACCCAAGACTACCAACCACCATCTGCAAAAATCCAATTCCACCTTTTGCGTGAGTTGTTACACTCATACCGAGATTTTCGGAAAGTTTTTTTTGCCACTGTTCAGTGGCAGATGTGCTATCTCCAATAACCAAGCATTTCTTTCCATGCCAATATCCGTTTGGATTTGGATACATTCTCTTTATTGTTTCAACTGTGATATCTTCCTTTGCTTGATTAGACAAAGCATCTGCAACATTTTTACCGGGATTATAATACACATCATCTTTCATTCCAGCTTCTACAATTTCTATTATTTGTGTATCTGACAATCCTGTTACATCCGTAATGATGATATCCTTTGCAGAAATAGCTACTTTTTTGCTAGTTTTTGTAAGATCAAACGAAATTGAGAAATCGACATCCGCATCTGAATTGTGTGAGAAGAGTGCACAAAAAGTAGTGTACCCAGGATAGTTTTTATTCTCAAAAAGCTGTGTGGGATATTCACCTAATGTGTTTCGTGTAATAGGTTTCGTTCCAATTCTTGTTATAAGAGAACATGTTTGAACGGTATTTTCATTCTCTTTCATCTTTACAGAGAACAAATATACATGGTTTGCTAATATAGATTTTTTGATAATGAGATTTGGATAATCAATTGTAGATGTACCATTGATAGCACATACACCATCCAAAATATTTTTTTCAATTCCAGATGGCATAATTACTTCATCAGGCAAATTTGAAACCATATTTATGCATTTGAACGCGCCTTGTTTCTTTGGATAATAGCTACTCAAATCTTCCTTTATCGAACCAATAGCTTCTCCAGTTGCTTTTGCTTCTGCAAGCCCACCTTCTATAGTCAATGTAGTGTCTGGCTGTGATACACTCTGGATGTCCTTAATAGCTTGTTCTTTTGCGGAATTTACATTTTGAACAGCTTCCGAAGATGTGTTTTTAGTAAGCTCCAAAAGCTGATTTATAACATCTTTTTCTTCCTTTCCTATCTGTGGTTGATCAATCTCGATACCCTCTAGCACTGGTACTTCCGCTATTGTGGTATTCCATTCAACACTAATATTTGAATCGGAATCCGTTTTAACAGCGCAAACAATAAAACGTACCATTCCCATATACCTTGCTGCATTTCTTCCAATCAACCAAGAAAAAGTTACATTTTCGCCATCTACAGCTACATCATCACAAATGTATTGGTCTTTGATAGAAACATTAAAATCCACACTGCTTACGTTTTCAAAGTTAATTCTGACTGAAAATTTGGATAAATCAAGATTATCTCCTACAATTTTGGGACATGAAAATTTAATACGTTCTGCATTCTTGTCAGATTGCACCCCACCAACTACGATTGTAGAGGGCACAAAAATAACCCTTGTCTTAGCGTCAATTGTGCATATATCGGATTCTTCAGAAAGCAAATTAACATCTTCTTTTGTGCTCATAAGTAAATCAAGTGCTGTTGCCATGTTCTACCCCCTTTGTGATACTTTGGTTTTACCAGTAGTTATAATGTATTTTCCGTTATCTTTTACGCCAGTGACAGATACAGAAAAATAATCCCAAGTAAGGGCTTCCATTGGAATTTCACATTGATTGTTTTTCAGTATTACTGGGTATTCTCTTTCCATTCTCCAAAATGAAGCAGCTGTTTTACATCCGTTCCACTCTGGTGAAAAGATAAACAATGCTTTAAGATATCCAGTCGTGCCCTTTACCAGTCCAGAGAAATCACACTTGGGATCTGGATAAATTCTTTGATTATTTACAATAAATCTTAATACTCTCATGCAATCATCCTTTCCATTCCAACAGGCGAAACGTATGTAAATTTGTTTCCCAAAATATCTCTGGCCGTGCCAATCGCGAAATGGCTGTAGTCTGCCAGAATATTGCATACAAATTCCTCTGCGTCCACCCAATATCGTTTCTTAATCATACGGTGAAGCTCTGGCAGTAGACCATAGCTGAACATCACGCAATGCCCTAATTCGTGGATAAATACACGGTTCAGAAGTTCTCCATGCAAGTTGCTTGCAATTGAAATTGTCATTGTAGAGTAATCAGATACAGCAAGTGTCCTTTGCCCTGTACGGTCAATCAAAACATTATCATTGGGAGAAACAAAGCGCACTCTCCATAAGTCCCCATTCATATAGAATTGTTTCAGCATGGTTTCTCACCATCCTTTCTACGAAAAAAGCCCCTGCCGCATTAATTTGCGACAAGGACTTAATTCATTTATTGCTCTAGTTCATCTGCTGTACAAGTCTGGTCAGGTCAGTTTTCATTGACTGTCTGAGCGTTGCATCTGCATCTGACCACATTTCAGTGAGATTACGGATAATGTCAGATGTGTACTCCTTCATGGAATCATCCATTTTTCTTTTGGATTCCGTGTCTTTGGAATCATGATAGTGTCTACGATTCTCATCGTATCTATCATAGGATTCGCCATATCTGGATTTCTTCCGATTCATGTCACCCATTTCCATATCACTACGGTCTGGATGATATCCCATGCGGTACATATTGTGCTCAAATTCTGGATTGTTTAAATACTCGTCCATCCAGTCATCGTCTTCCATGTACAGATATGGTCTATAACCTTTTCTGGTTCCCCTACCTTTTGGAGCGAAACGCCCATTTGAATAGCGGTAACGGTCATATCCCATGCGTCCAAGATACTTTTCTTCCTGTTCGCATTCATCCATAGCTTCCACAATGCGATAATCTTTATCAGCGCAAATCGCACATTTTACTGCTTCCATGCAGTCTTTCAAATCGTCCCAATCTTGAGCACTGAGATTATCAAAGCCATGTGTTTTGGCTTTTTCCATAGCCCATTTTCCCATTTCCATTGCAACTTTATGCATTACAGTGCCCCCTTTCTAACAGCCTGTGTAACAGGTGCGTCTGCTGCTGGGGCTGTACCATTGATTGCAGTCAGATTATTGTTCGGACTACATGCCGGATTTCCTAACATTTTGAACGCTCCACCAGTAGCACTTGTTGCAACTCTGGTTGCATATTTTGTTCTGGTTCTTACGCCACATGCTGTTACCTGTGCACAGCAACGATTCTCTAGCGGATACAATGTTGTTCCTGTTCCTATCTGAATCATAACTGGGGCAGTAATTGTGGTTGCATTTGGAATAGACTGTGCTAAAACAATGCAGTATTTTTCTCCATTGTTGTAGCTTCCTTCCGGGATAGTAACCACAAGATTTCCACCTGTGAATGCAATTGCAGTAGACAGCACAAGGTGATTGCAAAGCTTACAAACATTCTTACATGCCATATTTTTTACCTCTCAATCAATAAGAGGTGAGCCGCAACCCACCTCTTAGAATTTAGTCAACCTCTAAGGGTGAGTTACTTAGCAACAACCGTTACCATATGTATTGCATCCTGCGTATGCATATGGAGCCGGAACCTGGAATGCAGGAATCGGAGCAGGATTGATTGCATTGATTAACTGCTGTGTCTGAGAAGCCATTGCAGTTGTAAGCAATGCAGACTGGCGATCCTGGGAAGCAGCACGTTTCAGATCAGAATTCTCTGCCTGTAATGTTGCAATCTTATCCTGAGTTAAGAAATCTAACAGCGCTCTCGTGTTGCTGTTCTGATTTTCCAGAAGGTCTCTGGTGTTGTTGTTCATTGTGTTCTGCAATGCACAAGTGTTGGTAGCCAGGTTATAGTTGATACCCTGGATGGCTTCTCTGGTCTCGCAGCAACAACTTGCTAACTGAGACTGTAATGCATTGGTATTCTGCATACCAGCTACAGTATCAGCATTGATTGCCTGCTGAACGCCATTAAAACCTTGAAGCATTCCGACGTTCACGCCGTTGAAACCGCTCTGCATGGTATTGTTAAGCGCATATGTGCTATCACAAATGCCCTGCTGAATACCTCTGATACCATTCTGAATATCATTCAGAGCAAAGCCCTCGTTGATATCCGCTCTGGTAGCCCATCCTTGGAAACCTGCACCATTTGTACCGTTTCCACCATTGCCGCCCCAGCCGCCAAAGCCGCCGAAACCGCCCCAGCCGAAGATTGCGAAAATAAGGACAAGCCAGATAAGGGAAAAACCATCGCCGCCCCACATGTCATTTGCACGGTTATTAGAGCCTGTAGCGGCTGCAATGTCGCTAAGACTATAATTTGAACCATTCATCATGTTTTTAGTCTCCTTAAATTTTATTTACAATAGGAGACATCCGCGGCTGTCATCCCAAATTGTAGCGATTCTGAATCACCCAATTATGGGGAAGTTATTTCATCCCTAAAAATTTTTCTAAAATTCCTTCGGGAGAAAAATTCTTTTCTTTAAATATATTTTGCTGAACTTGATGCAACTGTTCTGTATCACCATGTTTGTACAAATCCAGAGCATTTTTTAATGTTGGATTGTTTCCAGCAAATTTACTCATATCGTTCATCATGTTATCAACACTTCCGAACCTTTGAGAAATCATTTGCTGAATTTTTTGTTTCATTATTGTATTTGGGTTGAAATTCATCTCTGATTACCTCCCTTCTGTGTCTTGGGCGGTTCAGATTGTATTGGCAATAATTCTTTAATTTCAGAAATCTCTGCGTGAACATCATCACGAAGTTGGTTAATCAGCGAAACAATATCAACTTGATTTGTGTTATTGCTTTCTGGTTGTTCTCCTTCATTTACAAGTCTATAAGTGAAAATTCTACTTCTTCCATCTGCCTGTAATTGTTTTCGGTAAACTTCTGTACCGTCAGTTTTTGGATAATAGACAGGGTTCCCAGACATATCTACGTCTTTTGCCTTTACAGTATCAATGCCATCAACCATCTGTCCTTGCAACATGGGGATTTGTGGTACTTGTGGCATTTGTTGTATTGGTTGCTGAATCTGTGCCTGTCCGTATGGCATTGCCTGCTGATAACTATTCTGCAATTGTGCTAATCTATCTTGATACGGCTGTATTTGTTGAAATGGTTGCGCAAAATACGGATTACCATACTGCATATCTCAAACCTCCCTTGTTTTTATAACTATATTTTACAATAATAAGAGGTTGATTAACACGCCATGATAACGCCATAAATACGCCACATTTTATGAATACAAAGAAAAGCCCCGACAATACATCGGGGCAACTTTCATAATTTTCTTCTTTAATTTTCTGTTTATGCGGTCTACGGTTCTCGTGCTGTAGCCCATGATTTCTGAAGCTTCTGCAAGCGTTTTTTCTTCATAAACACGCAATCGGAATAACTCCTTTTCTCTGGAATCAAATCCAGCTTCACGCAAATAGAAGATTCTTTCATCTTCCGAAAAGTCTTTATAATCATCCATTCCACTGTCCTCCCTGTAGTGGAATCAATATTTACACCGGGAAAATGCCTTTTAGGGCAAAGCCTAAAACAATACCAATTATGCCAGTTATGACATAAGCAATTATTTTGTCCTGTAACTTTCCTGGCTTTTCCATGAGTGATTTTAAATTGTCGTTCATTTCGTCAACTGTATCCTTAATGTGTCCCAAGTCATTGTTGTATAAAGCAATTTTCTGTTCTAAAGCATTGATACGTTCAAAAAAAACTCCATCCCTTTTGGAATGCTTTTCTTTCATCTCATGGACGGCACTTTCCAATTCTTTCAAGCGGTGTTCGTTGATACACTCGTGTTCACATCCCATCGCTATTCCTTTCCATCACTCCCATTTTTTAAGATATTGCTTCTACCCACCTAATTTGAAGCACCCCTGCGATACGTGGGAGGATTGACGTATCACGCACACACCATCTTAGAATCCGATAAATGGAAAAACACCATGATTTACATAGATTTCAGTTTCAGAAGTCCAATTTCTGTTTACAGAAGATTCGGAATGTGATCCTTGAAATTCAGCTCCCTGTTTCACCAGAAAAAAAAGAGCCAAATCAAATATGCAGTCATAGCATTTCTCCATATCGGAATTTATTTTCTCATCACTGTAAGATGAAGGATAATTCCTTTTCTTCTTAAATGAACGAATAGCCCTCTTTACTGAAAGAGGAATCATCCTCGCAGTTTCTGCATCATCTTCAAGATAATTTGTCAAGTCCTCTATAAGCTGTTCGTCCATTTAATCACCTACCTTTGCTGAGATAAAATCTCTGATATTATTCCAGCCTTATTAGTTGCTGCTAGGGCATAGCCGTTATCACTTGCAAGTTGTCTTAACTGAGATACAGTCATATTAGACAACTCGCTTTCTGTGTACTTATGTTTTGATTCATCATAAGCACTTACTACAGATGGTGACTGGCTGCTTTCATCGAGACTATGCCCGGTTATTCCCCCGCCTTGGTACCGATCACGATACCGCCGTTTGCTTTCGGTACAACCGGGATGAACATTCCAGAAGCTTTCGTCCATACTGCAACTGGATCTGGCGTAGCCCACATGGACATGGTAATAAAGGAACGGTTTTGCTGCTGAATGAACTGACGGTACTCTTTTTCCTCTGGTGTTGCGCCCCAAAGTCCAGTACCAAAAGAACCATCCTGGTTAGATTCATACAGGGTAAATACATCTTCTTTGAAATATCTACCTGTTTTAACAATGCCTTTGCTTCTGTAACGGAATTTTTCGTCACAGCGATCAATTGTAATTCCGTACTCCTGCATGAGAAGGTTCGCAAGCTCCTGTTTCGTCAGAAGACGTTTGTTTGCTGCGCCAAGAACTGCGGTCTGCATTCCGGTGTTGTTTCTCATGTTGTTAATCATTTTAAGAGAGGTAATTGCCTTATTGACAACATAGCCGCCATCTTCTGCAAGCTGAACCATTTTCTGAATATCACCCATAATATCAGAATCTGGTTTAGACCAGTCTGTAATGGTAATTTTTAATTCAGACGGAACTCCAAAATCAATAGTCATGTCCACTTTGTTTTCTTTGATAACAAGTTTTCCAGTAGACAGTGCCTGTCCTTTCATAACTTTGGTTCTGGCAAGGACGGCCTCAAAAAGGTTTGTCGCGTCATCGAATACAAAGTCTGTAAGTTCCTCATTATCTGGTACACCGTTCTCGATAGCCTGTTGTAAGCTCTCGGACTGATTGAGCTTCCTTTTAATGAGAAGTTTCTCGGTCAACACCTTTTCAAAACCAGGTCTGGAACCGATTTCCGCTTCGGTGTCAAGGGCGTGTACAAATGCGATTTCCGGAAGCCGCTGTCCGCTCATAAGTCTGTAGTATTCAGCCTTCCAGTAATCTGTTTTTACATCCGGGAAAATGGTATCAAGGATTCCAGGTCTTTTAACAGAGAAATTCTGGGAGAAATTAAGTCTTTCTTCCTCGCTGATTGCTTCTAATACATTGTATGCCATTGCTTATTATCCTCCTTAAAATACAACTTCGGTTTCTTCTACAAACACAATTCCAAGTGCCTGTAATTCAGTTTTTGCAGTTGTGTCAACAGTTGCGGGAAGTCGGTCTTCCAGGACACGTCCGGCAACAATAACGGAAATTGGACGCTTCTCATCGTCTGTCATATCCACATCTTCAAACACAAGACCTTTTGCGCCGGTTGCGTTTGTTGGGTATACGGAACCTGCCTTAATAATTTTTCTGTCATTAACTGCAACTGCATTTGTCTGATCTGCTGTGTAAGTTTTGAGTACAAGTCCTACCTCAGATTCAAGGATATTCGGGGTAGATTCGTACTGCTTAATTTTCATGAAAGCCATGTTTTAAAATCTCCTTTTCTTAGAAATTAGCTGGTGCATTATCATCAGCCGGTTTTGCATCTGGGTTCATGCGTGCCGAATACTGTTTAGCGTACTCAGACGCTTTACTAGTTTTTTCCTGTTTGCCACCGCTACCGCCTCCTGGATTAGGAGTATTTTCCAATGCTTCTTTCTCCCAAGCTGCTTTTGCGGTATCAAGTGCTGTTTTATTTGCTTCGGAAACTCCCTTAACAAAAGTTTCGACTTCTTTCATTGCATCTTCTGGTTTCTCATACGGTGCAGATGCGTATGCTTTAATAGCACTCGCGTATGTTTCGGTTGAAAGTCCTGCATTTGCGAACATAGAAGTAATTTCACTGGTAAGGGCTTTTTTGTTGGATTCTGCAAGCGCAGCTTTCAAATCAGCTAACTCCTTATCCACTGCTTCCTTTTCTTTCTTGCGTTCAGCTTCTAGCCGTTCTGCTTCGGTCATGTTCTGCTTTTTCAACTCTTCCAACTCTTTTTCCAGGGAATCTGCTTTTTCAGCTTTTTCCTTCAGAGAAACATTTTTGTCTTTCTCTTTCTTAGTTTCAGCAGAAATAGAATCAAGAAGCTTAGAAACCTGTTCCTCGGAAGGTTCTGCAACTCCCATACCGATAAGTGCCTGTTTTGCCTGTTCTCTTGTCATTGAAATCTCCTTTCTTCCAGTCCAATACGCTTTTTCAACACGGTTCGCTCCGCACATGGTCTGTACCCGATTTACGCTCACGGGCTGTTGCAATTTATTTGATTTTGGGTATTAAAAAAGAAGCCTTAGATTTCTCTAAAACTCCTTAAATAATCGAAATTTGGTTCATTCTTCGTTAGATGGAGAATTTTCCATTGGTTCTGTTTTGGACGGATTTTGAAACTTTCCGTCAAGTAATTGCTGTGCTTTCTGCATTTCCGCTTCCGGGTCTGCCAGTTCCGGGTAAATAGTTCCCAGATACGGTAAACTCATTTCGTAGACTTTCTGCGGATCACTAAATAAACCGCAAGTAATCAGTGCAATAAGCGGATGAATTTTATTTTTAAACAGATAATCAAGTGCCTGTGCTTTTACAAGCATATTGTCTGTTGGGTTTCTGGTTATCTTTACATCAAAATCTCGGGTTGAGATATTAACATCATTTGATGTACCACGGATAATATTCAGAATAATTCTAGCAGATTCCTTTTCAGCTTCCTTGGTGAATGCTTCTACCAATTTTGCATCTCTTTCTGCGAAGTCCCATCCATTACGAAGGTATACAGCATTTCCTGTATCCCCTCCGCTATTGCTTTGGCGGTTTGGCATTGCTTCCACAATCAGCATGTTATTGTAGATATCGTCCTTTGCAACCTGGCTCTCTGATTGATTCAGTTCAGCGGTCATCAGTTCAACATCTGACTGACAGCCATTTCCAGTATCTTTAACAGAGATAGCACCAAGTTTTACCATTTTCAAAAACTCGTTTTCATCTATCTCGCAGTTTTTAAACTTCATAAAGGCTTGCACAAACTGTTCCACGCCATTTAATCTATCAGACTGGTATTTGTTAATTGCATCAAATAATGTGATTGCAATTTCAACATCTGAAAGCCTGTCATGATTATTCGGGCATTCAACAATTGGAATACCGCCAAAACCATTGATGCCGTAGTTAGTTACTTTCCCATTCTTGATTTCAAAAAACTGGTTCTTTGAATAACATAAATAATATTGCTGTTCATCTTCATCTTTTAAAATCTGTACGGAAAGCATTGGTTTCCCATTTCTCTGTGAGTATACAATGTAACAATCACCTGGATATGGAATAAAGATTCTGAACGGCGGTAAATCTCCGTTTTTTGTCCAATCCTCTTCTTTCAGTATGGCCTTATAAGAAGTTCCTGTTGCACTTTGGTATATTGCCCTTTGGATGTTTCTTGCATCTGCATTGGCTTCATCCAGATAATCATTCAACAAATCAACTTGCTCATTTATTTTTTTGTCTGCATTTTTCTTTTTACATACATATTGGATTGGTTCCCCGCAAATCTGTCCAGCTTTAAACTTCACGGTTTCAAATGCGTGATTTTCAACCACTCTGTTATTAACTTCTGGACGGACTATTTTATTTCGGTACAATATTGGCTGATCGCCTTTCATGTACCGATACAAGTAATCAATCAATGTTCGATTTTTATTATGTATGCCAATTGTATCTGATACTACTTTTACTACATTTTGTGGAGTGATTCGGTCAACGCCTGTGTAGGCTACTTTTCTACCGAATTCACCTCGGCATAAATCTACAAAATTCATTGTATTTCTCACGAGCCGAACCATCCTTTCTGCAAAATAAAAAGCACTGGATGTTTTAATCCAATGCTCTACTTTATATTTTACACATATTAAAAGTATATTTCAGTATACTTCGGTATCATCTTTCGAAACCTTTTATCTTTTTTATTTCTGCTATGGCTTTTAAATGCTTTTTTTTAATGTGAATCTCTGAATAACCCATCTCATCTGCGATACGAACCAATGATTTGTACTCAACATAATGCTTAAATAGTATGTTGTACAGCAACGGGTCTTCAACCTGTTCTATGGTTCGGACTATTTCCTGTTTTTTTTGTAAAAATTCGGATATCATTTTTGAAATCTCTTCTCGCAGATCAAATATCTTTGCAACCATATCTCCCATCGGATCACGTTTTACAGAAGTTTGTACCTTTTCTCCAACAGGGATTGCAGATACACTTGTGGAAAGAGAACTGAGCTGTTCTTCTTCGATAAGCTTGTTTTTGATTCTGTTATCATAATTTTCAATCTGGCGTAAATATTGAGTTGCAGTCATCATATTCTATCTCCTTCCCCACATAAAATTTTTGGTTGCTTTTACTTCTGCAAATCTTTTTCCAGCAAGTGTTATTGCAAGCTGTGTAACTCCATCTGCGGCGTCATCATGCTCATTATCGCCAATATATACAAAGGTCGTTAATTCATCCATAGCCTTTTGATACTGCTTGTCTTGATATTTCGGAGCCAAAAATATGAAATTCTGCTTAACATCCCCGGAATACTGATTTATTTTTTCTTTTTTTGCTTGTTTTGAAGGTGCTTTTGTACTTGTCGTGCTGCAAGCGTATTTATGTTCCTTCAACCGTTCATTTACATAATAGGCATACATATCTCCACCATTATTCGCTTCAAAATTAATGGATTGAATATTATTACCCATGATTCTTCCAACAACTAATGGCAATGTTCCTTCTTTGGGTGCCGTGCTGAAAATCCAGTCATAAATATACACATCTCCATTTTCGTATTCTGCGCCCACTGGCATTGATAAGCTATCACCGCCACCCCACGCAACATCACAGGCAGAAACATTTTTAACAAATCCACCTTCTGGAAGAACGCCGTTATAATATCTCAATTCGTCAGCTGCAAACACAATTCCTTCACGTAAGAAGGGCTTTTGCTGATATTTGGCTTCCCATTCGTTAGCGTCTAACCTAGCTTTCATATCGACATAATATTTTGTTGAAAATCCAACGCCATACTCATAATCGAAATTCGATTTACCTTCATCATTCAAAGCTGGAATTTTTCTAAACCGATACATTGGATTATCGTGATTTAGCTTCTCGATTTTTCCGAGAGGGTCATATAAATTCCATCTAGTTCCAACCATAAGCTCCCTTGCGCCGTCAATCTTACGGTCAACCATCTTATTCAGATATTCTTGATATGTATTTTCTAATCGGGTGGGGCTTAATGAATGTTGTCTATCTCTTACAAGGTCATCCACGTACAAATACCCATCAGAAGAAATATCAACGGCACCCGTCCAAGTTCCTTCAATACCACGGCAAGTCATTGTTGCAAATCTGTCTGGCTTGTCCAGGTTTATTTCAAAATCATCAGCACTCTGTTTTTGAAGTTTCGACTGTGGAAAAATTTCACTGTAGTTATATTCCTGTGTATTAATGAGATTAAGAAGTTCTCCGTAAAATCCTTTTGCCAGCTTTCCAGAATGACCACCCATGGCACTATGGCTATTCGGTCTTTTACCCATTATCCAAGACATAAAGAAAATACACATAGTGGATTTTCCAACACGGCTTGGAAGTGATAAACCGTAAAACTCTATCTTTCTTTCTTCCAAATCTTGTAGGTCTTTGGCTACCACATGCAGTGTTTTTTTTCGTGGAATATAAAATTTCTTGCTGTCCGGTCTATTTTTTTCCATATAAAGCAAGTAACTTTCAAATAAATGTGGTGCTTCTAGTAACAAATACTGCCAGTAGATATCATCAAAGTCACCACTACCAGTTAATGCAGCACACTTCTCTGCTATGTTATGTGAGTATTGACTTACTTTCATAGCCATTTTCCGTGCTTCTTGGTTCTTGTCGAAAGGAAGGTCAATATTCATATTTAAGAGCAAATCAAGGCAATCTTTTTGATTTTGATAGATTGTCATATCACTACTGATAATCTGATTCAGTACTGCCCGATACCATTCAATCGAGCCTTCTGTAATTTTTCCCATAAAAATAGAGCCAGACCTCCTTTCTTTTCAGGATTTAGTCTGGCTCTCATGTGGCTCTCTTGACTGGTTTACTTATTTATTTCCGTAAAAATATTTTCAATTACTTTCCACTCTGCGAATACTGCCATAAACAGTAATGGTACTGCAGAAAATCCCCAATGATTTTCAATCATCATTTGAATTGTGGCTATCAAATAATCTGCTACCCATTTGAATATTATGAAATTCGCAATTATCCAAAATATTTTTCTGATTTTGTTCATTTGGTCACGCTTTCTTGACTGGCCATTCAAAGCCAAAATCTGAACGTTTGATTTTGCATTGTGGACTTCCGTCCTTCCAGAAAACTAATCCCTCTATCTTGTGTTCGGAAAGATATTTCTTGATTCCATCAAATGTTCGTTCGACTTCAACGATTTCTTTGCCATGCTTGATTAATTTATTGGATGTGAAATTGTATGGATTATTTTGAAAGCATCTACCAACTGCTTCATATGTGCCATCTGATAATTTCATCCCATAGTTTTCAAGCATTACCGTCATTTCATATGCCGTAATAAACCACTTATCAGCCGGATTATTCTCATCAATCTTTACCCATCCCGGCCAATGACCTGTAATGGAATCTGGTTCACAACAAGGAATAAATCCCTCTGGTGGTATTTTACCTTTCTTACAGTCGTATCGTTTATAATATTTTCCGTCAATTACTGCACAGCAAGAACCATCATATTTAACTGTTGCAATTCCTTCTCCTTCAAGTACCCATTCCATACCTGGATGCACTTTTGGAAGAACCTTTACAACCTTGTGGTCTTTGAATTCTCGCTCAAATAATGTTGGTATCTTTTTCATTTGCTCACCATCTTTCTTTTTGATTTCAAGTATTTTCTGTATTTGCGACTGTATTTACGAAGAATTAAATCGAGCATAATGCTATTTGTCTGTTCTACGTTTTCTGACATAGTTGTGAGATATGGATAATCTTCTCTATCATCTACTAATGTCTTGAAGATCAAGTCTAAAGCAAACTGAGCACTGACAGGTGGGTCGCACAGTTCAAAGTCTTTATCCTTGTACCACTCATCAATCTTCTTTTGGAATCCATCAAAGGATATTTCTTCGTTCCATATCATACATTCACCTCAAATTCTTTCTTGCAATTACTGCCCTTGCATTTCAATTTAAGATGCTGAATCTTCGTGTTTGGGCTAATCAGAAGTGCTTTCTTTTGGCAAAAAGGACAACAAGCGTATTTCGCTCCATTAATATTCCGTATCAATGCCTGCCCATTCCACGGTTCTGGTGGGTTCATGTATTCAGAAAAATCTATCCCTTCGGATTCCAATGCTGACTTAATACTCATTTATTTACCTTTCTATTTCTTTTATGCTTTATTGGTCTTCCCTCTTTTGCTGCCCTTTTTATCATTCGCCGAACAACAGATTTAAAAACATTATCAAATTTCCGTTTCCCTTTTCTTCCAGCAATTTGTCTAAATTTTGGCTTTTTATTCATTTTTAAGCAGTTATTTGGTATTTTCCCAAAACCAATTTTCATGGCTTCTTCAATGCTTATTTTTTCTTGATCCATTAATTTTCCTCCGCTTCGGAATCCCATGTATTTTACGGAAATTGTTCTGGTTTATTCGATTTGGGGCAACTAGTGTCCAAAATAGTTCATCACTTAATTTACATTCAAGTTCAATACTTACTGGCTTGCCTATGCTACAAAGTGTGCCGTCCTCATTTCTGTGAAGAATACCGCCTTCGATAACAGTACCATCCGAAATTGAAATCCCTGCTATTTCTTCAATCACTTCACCATTACATGTAAAGAAATGCTTTAATTCGTCTTTCTCGCCCATATCAGCACATTCCTTTGTTTTTCCTTAAATTAGCGTATCGGTCAACTATAACATCTATTGTTGTATAAAGCTGATTGATTGTGATACAGTCGGACTGGTGTCGTTCATCATACCATTTAGTAGTGGGTTTGGATTTTTCTTCAATAGGCATTCTGCTAATTAGCTCATCGCACCACATCTTTTTTGTTGCTATATCTAACTTCTCTTTTAAATCAAGAATTTCATGCTGTTTCTTCTCGCATTCATCAGATAACCGAACAACTTCATTTTTTAGCTGATCTACAGTCAAATTCTTTAAATCTTCAATTCTCATGGCATTCTCCTCAAATCTTAGTAAATGTTTCCATATCGTAGTTGTCACGGATATAATCTACGCACTCTTGCAACTTTTCTCTCAAAAATACATCCTTTGCAATATCTGGGTGAAGCGCATATAACAAGCAGCTTCCATCTTTCCCATCTTTCTGAAACTTTCTCCAATTGAACATCATAATGAATAAAGGAATTTTTGTAAGATTGTCCGTTTTTCTTTTGAGCCAAAAATTAGAAAGTTTTTTAATCATTTCTCTCTTTCCTCCCTATGCTTCATTTGGCATTCAATCATCTTTGCTACATTCTCGCGTTCCTGTTTTATTCCATGTCCCTGTCGGAATAACTCACATTCAAGAATATTTCCGCAGTTTGAACATTCGTCTTTTATTTCTTTACCGCATACTTCAATCATTTTCATCACCACAGTAAATCAATAAGTAATTTGCAATTTTTCTAAGATCATTTTTCCCATACAGACGAATCCCATCTTTCAATCCTCTGTCAATCAGCCAATCAGCTAACTTTATTGGTTGTGTAGGTGGTTCATCTTTGGATTTTTCTATCTTAAAATCATCGATTAAACCACCTCTATTTATAAGTTCAGAAAGTTCGCTCATCGGTACTATGCCTCCTTGTTTTCCATCTTGTTTTCCATCTTCTTTTCCCTACCAAAACTCGCAACAAAACTCTGATCCCGTAAAGTCTGCACAATGCTCACTATCACCATTGAAGCAAACACATGTGAAGTTATCATGTTTTCTACAATTCTTGCAACATTTTTCTTCCATAAACACCTCTTGTTAAAAAAATCCAGTGTGCCGACTTGAACGGCATGAATCTCCCAACGAGAAACACTGGAACTTTAGGGGGAAAATGCAACTTCTGGCAATGGCAATTTGCCAGATAGAAACAACAGGAATCGAACCTGTGTCACATGATATTGAGTATCATTGCTCTACCACTGAGCTATGTTTCATATCACCGCCTGTCACGGACAGTTTAGAAACTGAGTTAATTTTCACATTTAAACTAAACATCTTCTGGTTTTCTGTTATTCGCTTTATCGGTATCAAATCCTTCTGGGTATCTTGCCATGAGCTTATCTATGTTCATCTGCAAGATCTCATCAAGATCAAATCCGAAGCTCTCACATAACATAGCCACATACCACATTACATCTCCGATTTCTTTCTTTAAATGTTCTTTGTCCAGTTCTTTTTCATGGAATACCCATTTCTTAACCATGTCCAGAACTTCTCCTGTTTCTCCGGCTAAACCTAAGCAACCATTCAGAACGCTACCCATATCATTTAAGTCTTTTGTTATATGAAAATCCTCAGCTTTCCTAGTGAACAGTTTCTTGTAAAGCCTTTCGCTACATTTACCATCATTTTTTCTCATTGCTAATTTCTGATATTCGCTACCTGTCATATTCCCTCCTAAATTTTATTAATGGGAGAAGATGGAGTCGAACCACCCGAGCCGTTAAGCAACTGGTTTACAGCCAGTCCCGCTACCACTACGGTATATTCTCCCAGAACCCGGAAGAACCGGGTTAGCAATAGGTTTATCGTGTTATGCTTTCCACTATCTGCAAGTTTTAGTGCTGTAGATTCACTGGATATTTTTATGCGTCTTAGAACGGCATCTCTTGAAAACTCCTTTTATTAACGTGCGCTGCGTTAATATTTTTAACTCCGAGATATACCAGCCGGGAAATCAGATCCATTTAGGCTACGCCGTATCGCACCTAAATTTATCTAATCCACACGCTCAACTGGAAGTTTTTTCCACCCATATTACGGATGAATGGCATTTAGAAGAAATGGAAGCTCTGGGATTCGAACCCAGGACTTACGGCTTATGAGGCCGTTGCTCTTACCGCTGAACTAAGCTTCCTGAGATACCAGAAATAAGCCCGCCATAGATTTATTTCTGGCACTGTTGCAGTTCTTGACCACCAACCGCAACAAAGGTTTTCTGAAACACTTTTAGATTTCAGAAAAGAGTGTTATAAAATGAACTTGCGGCATTAGCGAAACCGCAAACTGGGCTAACTGGATTCGAACCAGCAAATGCAGCAGTCAAAGTGCTGTGCCTTAACCGTTTGGCGATAGCCCATCAACCCCGGCGCACCATTAAAACCGGGGAAGTCGTGATATTAAGCTAAACAAGTATATAAAATAAGAGTTTCCGCTACTCTGGATGCCTCGACTTATCACTTTCATAGGCTTTCCCGAGCCTACATGGATTAAGTCGAAGCTGCGCTTTTATGAATTTAACCCTTTCGATTAACTCGATCGGGATAATTCCAATTGGAATCGGTAAATACATTTGTCACCTCGTGCAAATTAAGAAAATATTCAGTGCAAAACATATTTCTAAACAAATACAGAATAAAATCTGTATTACGCTTGTCTTTCCTTCTTCGTTCAGTATTGCTAAAGTGCCAGCTAGAACCAGAACAAAAAATGCAAGATTTACAGCTGTTCCAATTACATTAAGTGCATTCATTGTCTTTTTCCTCCCCGATTAAGAAGTCCAGAATTTTTTCTGCAATCTCTTCCTCTGGCTCAAATGGCATTCCACAGTAATTGTAGGATTCTAAAGCCGATTTTAGGCTTGATTTGAAACCATTGTAAATCTCTCCATGTTGTAGTAATTCGTGCCTTAAAACACAAATTGCATCAGTAATTGATTGAGAAGTGACACTAATTTGTGCCAAACACTCCATTTCGATGTCTGGAACAGCCGCCATTTCAAATTCAAATACCGGAATTTCGTCTACGGCTACATGAAAATCTATTGATCTCACTCTCGGAACTTTATTCCCATCAATAAAACATTTTGTTCCACGCCAATCATAGGGGTTGGGGTTTGTGATTTTCACTAAAGGCATCTTCGTACCCCTTTCTTTTAGTTTCACAGTAGAGAAGAAGGTGTTTCGCAATCTCTTCCAACTGTAGAATGTTGTATTTTGGAATTTCCCATGTTTTTTGTTTCAATAGTGGGGAAAGTGGAATACCTTCATTTGGTAGTTCGCAAGTTACTGTGGCATTGATAATCATGGACGCTGTATCAATGGGAGATTCTGGAAAACTATCCTTATTATCACTTTTTGGTGCATCCGGCATGAATAACTTTTTCCATTCTCCGTTTTCCTTTGAAAATACTTCTCCGTTTTGTACTTTAAGTGTTCTAATAGCTTCTCTTGGAATATCTTCTTCTTTTTCACATTTACGAACATCATTCCCAATGATGTATAAAAAACAATTCATCCCTCTTCCGCCTCCCCGAAATATTTCTTGTAAAGGTCGATATCGGCAAAACCTAATTTTTCCTTGACTTCTTGAATGCTTTCCAATTTCAAATCTAAATAGGAAACATCTGTTTCCTCGACTTTTACACCAATGTCGCCTACTTGTTTCATATGCTCACGTATTCCGGCTTCAACAAGCGTGTAGCAAGAAAACCAGTTTCCTTTAGCCGTTATAAAATACGTTCTCATCCGGTATGAACCAAACCAATTCACTTTTTCTTTATCAAGTTCGATAACTTTTATTGCTGTTTCGGTGTTGTATAACTTTCCGTCTTTACAAATTGCTTTTTTATGAAAATAATTTGTTTTCTTTTCAACTCTGAACACGCCATGCGCTATTTCTTCTGAACTAAAGCCTTGGGATTCAGAAACGCCTTTTTTATTTTTTGAGAAAAATTTAAGCACGTCTTTTCCTCCCGAAATATTCATCAACCGCCTGTCTTACAATATCCGATACGCTCCTGTCTGTTCGGTTCTTCTCTTCCAGGAGCCTTTTTTTCTGTTTTTCGGAAAATCGGATGCGGATGGATTCGGATTGCGGGTTATGCTTTTTCATAGGCAGTATCCATCTTTACGGAAAGAATCGGTTTCTCATCGGCTTTAGCCAGAAGCGTAATACCTTTCCCATTCTCCCAAGATGATGTCATGAGTTGAATATTTGAATTTCCGGTTTCGTTACAAATATTCAAAAGCTGTTGTGTTACATCCATCAACCTTGACCGAAGGTATCCGTCATTGCTTACTATTTTTTCCATCTTGTGCCTACCTTTCTGCGAATGTTATCAGTTATCACAAATCGTTTATTGCTTTTAATTTCTGATTAGCAATTTCGACCTGAGAAGCAAGTACGCTACGTGTCACATCTCTTATAAACGATTGTTCTAGTGTCATGCTTTCACTGTAAAACAACGTCGGAGCTGTGAGTACATAGATTTCAATATCCAAATCACAAAGCCGTCTCCATATTTCTTCGATTTCATTCTTGGTATTTCCAATATCATCAACTCCGCAAATAATTAATGAATCACCCTTTTTCATGTTTTCACAAAGAAGTCTAAAATTATTATTTTCATCTGCCAAATCGAAAATAAACGAGTCAATTTCTTCGTTCAAAAGTATCTTTTTCTTTGCTTCCAACGGGAACCATAATCCAGATTCTCTTGCGTATCCTATCTTCATGTTTTATACCTGCCTTTCTTGGTACTGCCTTATTTAGTGTTGGCAGAGAAACAGTTAAGGCTTACTGCTTTCGTGTTGCAATCACTATCCCTGCCATGTTAAGGAGAGCTTTTTTGTTTTTTCGGGAGGTTTTGGTGGTGACTACCGCTGACTAGGGTTTTATATATACCCCCTCCCCGGTCATCCAGTGCGGACGCTGGCAAGTCAGCCCGCCGCCCCATGGGACCCGCTGCCCTTGCCTGGTCGCTGTCTATCGGATGCCTTCGGCAGTGGTCAAGGGAATGTCAATGTCTTTAATATTTTATCTATACGACAAACACAGATTTGTCTTATAGATCTATTTATTTTTCTATACATAATGCACAAATATAATCGTCATTATTGTGCATATTGTATGATTCCATGCGTTTACTGCCTTTTGTCCGTCCATCATGTACATTTTTACCGATTCTGTACTCTTCCAGACTTTAAAGCTCCGGCTTTTCCATTTCTGGAAGCTCCAGTGCTGCTTTGTGCTTCTCCGCGATCTGCTGGGCTGTCTGCTGGGGTACTCCGTATTGCTGCGCGGCTTGTACTGGTGCAGTTTCTGCCATGCCATAGGCGGCTTTTGCAACAAATATTAAATTCGCATTTGTTCCGGTTTGGTTATGTAGTCTATTAATTGCACAGTTTTTGCAAATATCAAACCATTTTTTAGCCGTGTCACCATGTGATGAGTTTATTCTATATACTCCATTCATCCAGTCAGTAAACGTTGTACGATTAATCCCAACTAAAAAGCTAAATACTTCTAGGGTTGGTAATACATGATATTTACTACATAATCTCACATAAGTATTAAACATTTTATCTAATAGCTCTATATTGTCATTACTTGGCTTTTGTATATGATCTGCAATATAAAAAATCATATCTACAAAGCTGTCTGATACTTCTTTCTTATAGTTTTCGTTATCTGGTGATATACATAATACAGTATTTATATATTCATCAGCGTATATATTAATATTATCTAAATAGACTTCTATGTCTTGTACATTTACTGTATTATCTTTCATGTTATCACCTCACTTTAACACGTTAATTTTCAAATAAAAAAAGAGAATGTCACCGGGTAAAGCTTATTCCCGGAAAACTTCCGGGTGTTCGGGTACATTCTCTAAAACTTAAAATAAAATATTCTGTTTTCTTTGTTGCTGATACCTTAACACAGTTTTTAATATCTTGTCAAATTTAATTTTGCATAAAATAAAACCCTTTATTTTGTCAGTAATTAATAAATAATATTTGTGGTATTATATTACAATCTTTATTTATAGTTATATCTTATATATTATTATACGGTACTGTATAGCATATCTTTTAATAAACTCTAGTCTTAGGAATCTATGGAGGGGTAAAAGATATATTATATATAATATATTTAAACATAATAAAAGCCAGACCTTACCGTGCTTTAATGCCTGGCTGATCTGGCTTGTTAACTGCTACTTTATTCTGTTCAGGTGCAAACGATTTCACAATAACCACCCCTCCATGAGTTCCCGCGACCATCGTTGATAATAACGTTACTGTAAGTTTTCCAGAAAGTCAAGCCAAAAATAAAAAATATTTTTCTTGACAAAAATTAAAAACCTGTGCTATTAATATCTTAACAGCTTCGGCGGTGGTGCTGTTAACCCCTCAAACGTCGTTACGCCGCCACAAATAAGCATATTAAAAGCCCCGGGAAATTTCCTAGGGCTTTATTTTTTATTCCTCCTCTTCTTCCATTTCGAGCCAAATTTGGCATTGCTTTATTTTTTTAAAGCATTATATAGGACTCTCCGTCATACTCGTTCGCTGCCTCTTCCGCCTCTTCCAGGGTCTGCATCCGTGATTAAAAACCCTTTCATTACGTCATAAGCTGTATGTATCATTGATTCCACTCCCATTTTTTCTCTTATAGTGCTAAAAGGTACTTATATTTGAAAAATACCATATCTTGTGTCTTAATGCAAGTTTTCCTACTAAATATCTTGTGTTGTTCTGAATGTAGAGTGAAAATCATATCGTCAGAACGGCGCAAGGGAAACCCCCATTTTTCAAGGCTTCCAGACCTCAATTGAAATGTCAGTGTTGCACATGTAACCGCCAACGGTTCAACGGTAATCTTCTCAAAAAGTTCATTAACAATCTGCCTGTTAATGTCTTTTTGAGTAACGCCTTTGAACTTTTTTAACTGCTCTTTAATAGCATTTAATTGTATTTCTACTGGTTCTGGACTTTTGGTATTTTGGATTTCTAGAATATGGCTCTCAATCTGCTTTATCTGCTTCACGTATTCTTTATTTCTTGAAATAAATTCATCATCAGATATTTTTCCATCCAGATTATATTCCAGTATTTTTTCACGTTTTTGTTTTAACAGATCAATCTGTTTTTCAAGTCGTGAGATTTCGTTTTTATTGTCTGGAATGTTTTTGATCGAGGACTGCAAAATTTCAAAATATTCCTCCAAAATGCTATCAATGTTTTCAGAAGATTTATTTATCAATTCTGCAATTATTTCTTTCAGTTCTGATTCTGCCAGTCCAAATGAATCACATGAAGCTGCTCCGTTTTTTATCTTATAACTGCATACCCATCGAACATCTTCTTTTCCTCTGATGTAATGTTGCTTCATCCAGTATGGCGCTCCGTCATTTGCGCAGAAAAGTTTTCCGGTGAAAATATTTTCATTCTTAAAAGACGTTCTTCTCGATTTTATAGCTTCTCCTCGTTCTCTTAAATATGCATTTGCCTTTTCCCAAGTGGCCTCGTCAATGATCTGCGGCACTCTGGAGCCATCATCTTTAAACATTACCCATTCTGACTGCGGAAGAAATTCTTGTTTCTTGGTGAACATATCGACAACCTTTACTTTTCCTCCACAATAGTATCCTTTGTATTTTGGATTCCGAATAATATTTTTTATGACATCCCGGTTGATTTTCCCACCTTTGAAACTTCTGTATCCCATATCCCAGAGTTTTTTTTCGATTCTTGGCGTAGATATTCCGGAAGCGTAATCTTGAAAAATCATTCGAACCATGTCCGCTTCTTCTGGAACCAGTTCGAGTTTTCCTTGATTGTTTGAGTATCCATACATTCTGTGCCCGAGAACAACACCATTTTTGATTGACTGTGCGTGTCCAAATTTTACTCTTGAAGAAAGTTTGCGGATTTCGTCCTGTGCAACTCCGGCCATAATAGTAAGTCTGAACTCACTATCATCATCAATAGTGTTAATTCCATCATTTTGGAACCACACGCATACGCCGTAAGATAACAATTCCCTGGTATATTGGATGCTGTCAAGAGTATTTCGTGCAAATCTTGAAATTTCTTTCGTAATAATCATGTCAATTTTTCCGAGCTTTGCATCTCTGAGCATTTTTTGAAATTCTTCTCTTTTATCCGCATGTATTCCAGAAATACCATCATCAATGTAAGAACCAGCAAACTTCCATCTGTTGTTAGAATGTATCAGCTCTTCAAAATGTTCCTCCTGGTGCTTAATGGATGCTTGCTGTTCAACTTTTTCAGTAGAAACCCTGGCATAATAAGCAACATTTAGTTCAATGTCGTAAATAGAGCAATTTCTTAATTTTTCTCTGACATAATAAATATTCATAGTGCATTTCTCCCTTAATAAACAGGGAGTGGAATCATATAAAGTATAACACCTCATATAAATCCACTCAATACATTGTCGTTACTTTCTAATGCTGATTTCAGCTTTAATTTTATCTCTTGTTTTCTCATCTATCAGACCAAGTGAGAACATTCTTTCGTTTATGGCATACAATATAGCTTTTTCCATTAATTGTCCCTCCATATAATTATCTCGTTTTAAGCGCTGTTTTTCTTTATCTTTTGTATGCCCTATAATTTCTACCATTATTCTTTTTTGAACGATTCTGCACTATTTTAAGTACACAATTATCACGTTTTACAACAAATCAAATATATTGACCTGTCCATCAATCTGAGATTCTTCCAGATTGTAAAATTTGCAAGCTATATAATCTGGGTTCCAATCAATTTCCAGCTCATATTGCAAACACTGCGGATGCTTACCACCACGGAAGAATCTGCATTCCGAACAGGTATGCTGATAAGCTGTACCGCCAGATCGCTTATACATTTCGCTTATCTTCCTCATAGAATCACTCGCTTTACTCTTGATTTTCCTCTCGATTTCTTCTTGAAGATACCAGTTTTAACACAATCCCTCGGATCACATCCTCTGCTATGCTCTTCAATTAAGATATAATCACAAGTTGCACTTGCGCTCCATGCATTTTCAGTTCTGCTGTAATAGTCACATTTCGAACATTGTCTACGCTTTAAATTTGCTATTTCAGCCCCTTTTAATTCTCTCCATGGTTTTCTATCTGGCATTTTTCCACACCTCCCAATCTGGCAGAATCTATAATTTTTAAAAGGTCTGGGCTTAGTTTTCTTCGTTCTTGTTCTCTCTGTACTTCTGCCCGGTAAGTCCTTTGGAAATTAGACTGAACTACACTCCACCATGTACCATCCACATTTTCAGATACCGCCCATTCTCTAAGCTGCGCCGGGCTTGATACTGCTTTCTGAATGATTTTTGGAAGCTTATCAAACTCTGTTTCTGCATTATATGTAGAATTCTGAATAGCTTTGCATACCTTTTCCCATGCTTCTGTTTCGTTCAGCTCTTCTTTTTGTGAGATAAGGCTCTGCGCGCATTGCCGTAATGCAGCTATTGTAGGTTCTTTCCATTCAGTTTGCATATATTTCTTCAAACCAAAACTTAAAAGCTTGTAATCTAGGTCTTTCAGTAATCCGTACCAAGTATCAAAAGCATTCTGATCTGGAAGAAACGATGGAGAAGTGTACACAGCTTTCATTGCTTTTACCAGCACCGCCCATTCTTCCCTTGTCATACCCAATTGTCCACCTCGCTTACCCTGTTTTGGATTTTCTCCATGTAGCTTTGAGGCTTGTTGCCGGATTTATCAAGATAGTTCCCTTCAAATACCTTTGCAAAGTTACCGGGCTTTAAGAACCAATCGAAAGTTATCATCCAGCCTTCTTTGTTCTGCCCTTGTAAGAAGCTGCTATGGCGAATGTTTTCAATGGCTTCTAATATATCGCCCATATGGTTCTGACGGATTCTGGCTTTCACTGCTTGTTCTCGTTTTGATGTCATTCTTTTTACAGGGTTAATACCAAATTCTTCCAGAGTATTCCATTCATCAATGATTCGTTGGACGTCAGTCTGACGAATAGTATCTTTAGATACTATTAAATCATTCTCTTCTTCTATTTCTTTTTCTTTATTATCTAGTTCTTTATTATATACTTCTGCTGAGCTAACGTTAGTTTTACTGTTAACTTTACCGTAAAGTTTACTGTTAGTTTTACACTCTATTTTGTCTTTCTGCTTTTTTCGATATTCTTGCATATAGTTTCGCATATATTGGCTTTTTTGCTCAATTTTATCAAGATTTTGATATTTTCCCCAGTTCGGAATTGTGTAAACGCCGGAAACAATTTCGATCATTCCGTAGTTCTCAAATGTTTTTAACGCTAATCGAACTGTGTTAATATCTCTCCTGAATACTGTCGCTAACATTTCATCAGTATATGCAATCTTATCGTTTAGGATAAAAACACCGCTGTTGTTATTTTTTCCGGCTAAGCACAACAATTTAAACCAGATTACGATAATGCTATCCGCACTTGGCAAATTTTCAATTAGCATTATTTTTTCATCATCAAAAATGTCTGAACATATTTTTATCCATTTTACATCGCTTGCCAATTTTGAAATTCCTTTCTCCAATTCCTGGCTTTTTCAAAAGTGTTTATCTTAATTCAACTTCAATTCCATTGATTTTCAGTTCTCCATTTACCGGAATTACAAGGGATGGAACACCATTTATTTCTTTCAGTTCAATCAGAGCAATTTTATCTGTCTGGATGCAGATTGTTGTATCTGGTGTTACAATTTTTGCGGTTTTTGAATTATGGATATTGTCAAGGGCAACAGGCTCATTGCTGAAATACATTTCCCAGTTTTCTTTGAAATCCAACAACTTCTCGTCTGGAACTCCGCAATATCCAAAAATCTGTTCCATTTCGTCACATGATACAGTTATCATCTCTGGGCTGTCTTTCTTCTGTTCTCTTACTTCCTGCAAAGATTCAATTAGGCTTTCAGTGAAATTGAATGTTGTGTTTCCATTGAAATTATCCATGATGAAATCCGAAAAAACATTGTTCTCATTCCCTGGTATACGTGGAACTGGTGTGCCAAGAACATTTTCGATGAAGTCTGGATGAATATTCTTTGTGTTTTTGTTGAAATACAAAGTTCCATGAATATCAGTGCTTCTGTCATTGAATACAGGGAATAAGAATCCTGTTTCTGGTCTTGAGACTACCCAATCACGAATACGATCTTTGATGTTATTTTCAGCTACATCATAGCTAAGCCCAGCCTTTGAAAGATTCACTGGGCAAATGCTGCACAGAATGTGTTCATAAATTTCTTCTGATGCATCGTGCATTTCGGTTCCATCAGAAGCTTTTCCGGGAATGTCATATACTGCATGAATGAGAACTATGTAGTAATATTCGTTATAATCGTAATTTTCAATCACTTTGTCGTAGAACTCGTCCAAAAGCTCATCATCTTTAAGTTTACTTGCTCTGATCCGCATAAGAAATTCCTGTGTTCCACCCTCTTTTTCCTGTGCTAATGGAAAATCAAAGTTCATAAGGTTCTTTCCAAGTCTGCCAGACATGGTTTTCTTGAAAATGTCAAAATACTTAAACATTTCTTCCTCTGGAAGGGAAAGGAAAGCTTCTTTAATTTTGGTTTTCTTATTTTTTTCTGCATCCACATAACAACCACAAATGCGTGTAATAGAACAATTTGCTGGTGTAAACTGTTTCTTGATCTCTGCGATTTCTTTCTTATTCATGATTAATCCTCCGCTCCAAATATTTTTCTTAAATTGTTCTGGTAATTCTTCACTGTTTGTTCGATAATGTTATAAGTTGGTCTTAATCTGCATCTTTCTTTGTAACCATCGCATATTGTTCCAAAAAGAATGGCATTCCGACATATCCCATCTTGACTAGCGCAACATTTATTCATTCTTCTCCATCCTTTCTACTTCTCTCGCCTGTTTCTTTTCAATCCACTTATTAATTTTCTCATCGGATATCATGTACATTTGCTTTAGCATTTCGATGCAGATCAACACATCTGCAATTTCTTCTATCATGTTATCACGGTTGATTTTTCCACGTTTTGCCTTGCTGATTGCTTGGATAAGCTCGGCGCATTCTTCCATACAGACTGTGCTTTGATTATTTTTGCCGTATTGCTGAATACTATCTGCGATAACGCCTTTATCAATCTTTATCCCTGTGATTAATCCGGTAAGAGCCTTTGCGCCAGAATCACACGCCCATGCTTCTTTTAAAAATTTTTCGCCCCATGTCCCAGTATTTTCGGCTCCGTCAATGAACTGCAAATGCTGGTCTCTCATATCGGATAATATTTCTTTGGCTTCTTTAACGTCCATTCTTCATCTCCTCCAACTTCTTCTCTATCGGATTAATAATCTCTTCCAATACCTGTTGCTCATAATTTTCTTTCCAGAATTTTTCTCTTTTCCAAAATTGGATTTTCATAATCTCATTTATTAAATTAATACACGCTATTGCTTCTAGCATTCCCCAGCATCCATCAAATGCTCTTTCATTACACCAATTTACGAATTCTTTAAATTTCATTTTTGAGTTCCTCCAACTTTTTCTCAGCTTCTTCACGAGAAAAATAAACCTTTGCTTCTTGCTTCTTTTCTAAAACTCCGTTAATAATTTGTAAATGAAAGCCTTTTTTGTCAATATGAAAAGCATCCACTTTGTGTTCTACAATTCTAAGAGGTTTTCCTACAATATCATACATTGTATCTCCTACTTTACACGGTAATCTCACAAGTAAGCCCTGTTCTTCTAAGTCTTTATAAGATTTCAGTTCCTCTAACCATTTCGCAAGCTGTTCGTGTTCTTCTGCACATTTCATACAATTAGCCTTCATATAATTTTCTACAGAATCATTTGAGTCAAATTTTTCTGCGTCATTATAATTCATATCTGCTACTTCTTTTGTATGAACAATAGCTTCTTCAAGTGTTAATCTCTCCATCTACTTCACCTCTTATATACAACCCACTTATCAGAACCTTTGAACTTTACCCTTATCTTTACCGGATGCCCATCGCCAATCATCCCTTTGGGTTTATATTCACCAGCAAATGTTGCTCCTTCTAATGTCTTGTGGCTTTTCTCACATGCAATAGCCTTTTCTTTATCCGCATAGTCAGTATTGCAGATTTGACATGTATATAATGTTTTCTTAATCATCTACTTCACCTCTTCCATCTGACTTTCTACAGTATCTGCAAGCAGCTTCAAGGACTTAATAAATGAGTCCGTCAATGCTGTTCTGTCTGGGTATTTAGTGAATGCTCTGACAAGGTTTACTGCATCCTTGATTTCTTCTTCATCTTCGACGATTTTGGATGCTTCAAGCAATTCCTTTTCAAAGCTGTAAGTAGCGATCTTATTATCGTAAAAAATCAATATGTTTGGAAATGGAATTTCGATATGGTTTAAATGGTTTTCTCTCGCCCATTTGAATCCCTGAAACCTTGCTATTTTCAGAACACTCAAATATTCTTCCTGTGTCTTTACGAACACGTTTTTTCCTGTTAAATTAATCATATTTTTCCTCCCTTAATCTTATTGCTCGCTTTACCTCTTTATCAGAATCTCTGACAACTCTACCACTTGCGCATTTTACACATTTGATTCTCCAACCACCTTTATATCTTTCGAAATGTCCATAACCTGTTGGGACTTTTTCACCGCAACAATAACAAGTTCCTGGATACCTATTCCTTGCCATTTACTTCACCTCTCCTGTAATTTCATCAATACACTGATTCCAGCCCTCTGCAAAGCCAGCATCAGATGTATTGGCTGGATAATCTCCATTGTCTTTCTCGGGCAAGTCCATAAGTGGACACCAATCAGGTCTTGATTTGCTTTCACAATCATAATGTTCTTCTGTCATCAGAATTACATCATAATCTAAACAGTCAGCTAATTCACAATAACCCACATATTCAAGTTCGCCGCAGTATGCGGTTCCGAACGGGCAGCCATAACAATTTTCTGGCGTGTCAATCACTAATACTTATTTGCTCATTCAACTCCACCGCCTTTCACAATTTCTATCGCCCTGCTCAGTCCAGCATTGTATCCTTGATGCACATCGGATAAGATACATTCGGATTCGATGAATTTATCTCTTTTCAATTCGCCAATAACCTTATCAACATCAAATGCTGTCGGCTGCTCGTCCACAATATGTATATATCTGTCTATAATCTTCTGTATTGGTTCTCCTAAGATATTTTGAAGCAGTATATCTTTTTTTAATTTATCTGCGTCGATTAACCGCATTCCTCAGCCCTCCTTGTATGGTTCTGGAAGTGGCATCCAGGCTTTTATTTCAATCCAATCAATACAACTTTCTAAACCATATTCCACATCCGAATTAACACTACATGTATCACACCAGGTATTTTCCCCATCAGTGACAATAATTTCTTGTCCATCATCTGGTAGTAATCCGTCAAGGTAATATTCAATATCCTCTGAATAACCATTTTCCTTACGTTCTGCATCCGTGATTTTATGATACTTGACGATAATCCAACCATTTTCTTTCTCGTCCTGCTCCAGATCAGCAAAAAGTAATTCTACAATTTTTGAGATATTATTTTTTGAGAAATAAGCTCCGTTCCCTGTGTTTTCCACCTCATTCTTCAATTGAATTAATCTGTCTTTAATATGACTCATGCTTCCACCTCACTATCCTTTGGCATCTGGAACGTCATTCCATTTTTGAGCATTTCTCCAAGTTCTCCTGCATGTGCTTTGTTTTCTTCTGTTTTTGGCTTCATGCTTAATATCCTACATACTTCTGGAATTACATATTTTGTGTATTCCGAATCTCCATAGGCTTCCTGAATCATGTCCAGTACTTTCATGGCTTTTTCTTTGGTGGAATATTTTCCTAAAATAAAATATCCTCCACTTCTCTGTGCATCCTGCAAACTCCAACATATAACATTCAATGAATCTGGGAGTTTTAGATTAACTACAATGTTTTCAAACTTTACCAGCGCTGTTTTATCCTGACTTCTGATTAACATTTTGTGTCCTCCTTATCTTTCTCGCAGAATCCTCTGTGTTCATGCACTGAATACTCGATTCCACAACTCTGTTTCATGTATGTGAGTTTTTCTCCTGTCAGTTCGCATTTATGTTTTTTTCGTTCAGATGCTTACAGATCCCGTCACAGTAGCTCATTTTTCGCCCTCCTTATTCGATAAAATTTGTTCCGCACTGGCAATGATAACTAATGTGTCCGTTATTACTTACTTACATTTGCCATTACCTTTCTACCACATGAAAAACACGTTACCTCTTTTGTCAGCGGCTTTTCGTATTCTTCTACTTCTTTATCTTGAATAAACCTCTGACCGCACCAGTGGCACTGCTTAGTGCTGTACGGCATCTCTCCACAAATAGGACATTCTGGAATTATTCCGTAACCATCATTTATGATTGGGAGTTTTATCGGCTCTCGCTTTGAATAGATATTCCAGAGTTCTTTTCTGCGGTTTTCTCCGTCTTGCTCTATTAAAGCCTTGTACTTCTCTTCCTCTTCTTTGTCCCAGTAAATGACACAGGCTTTGTCTTCTGGTGAAATGTCTTTGGTGTACGGCTGTGTCGTGCAATGATAGCCTGTTTCGCCCTTCCTTTTTCTTAACTGACATCTCATGCAGCCACCGCATTTTTTATCCATCAATTCTTCTGGATAAATGCTTGTGCTGGAACGTCTTTCTCTTTCTGGCATTCCGTCACTGAATTTAATTTCACTCATTATTTACCCTCCTTTTTCAACATCGGAAATAGCCATCCGGTCTTTTCGTTCAATGCAATTCAATAAAAATTTAGCTCTGATAATTGGTACTCTTTATTGCATCTTTCACAGGTGAATCCTTTCGTTTTACTGTATTGCCCTATAATTCCACCGCATCCACATCTACAGTGTTTATAATCTATTTCCATCCTCACTTACGCTCCAAATCTTCTGACCAATTCTTTATTCAAAACTGGAATCCGTACATCTGTTTCAGATTCCAACTCTTCAACCATGCTCATAAAACTTCTTTCTCCACGGTTCGCTTGTCCCACAAACTCATTTGCACAATTGATTACGTCTAAAAGCCTTTTGGTTGAAAATCCATGCAGTTTTCTTAATGCCAGCATCATAGTTACGGAATTGATTGTATTCGCCCAGTCATCACCAGTATTGAAGCCATCGTTATAGGCTTGATCTTGCATGACTTCCAGCTCTTTACGTGAATTCTGCATGGCTCTGGCGAATGCCTGTGACATTTGGTTATCGCATTCCAACACCCTATTTTTCTTTGGTGCTTTCATCTTTAATTTGCTTCCCATATTTTTTCCTTTCGTATCTGTATTCCGTCAAACGGTATGCTCTTGATACTCCCGGATGTTCTGTGGCAATCAGAGAATCCATCTCCAATTGCCGCATATGTCTCTGTACGGTACACTTTGTGAGGTCTGTTCCATCCATGATTTCTTCATAAGAAGGCATATATCCGTGTTTCTCAAAATACTTGACAAGAAATCAGTAAATATCATTTCTAGCAGATTGCCCCTCATTATATTTCCTCTGACGGTAATTCATAGGCAAAACGGATTTTCTTCCGCAGTATTGCTTTTTTCTGCACGCATTTTATTTAATCTTTCCGCAGCTTTCTTTTTCGCTTCATCGGAATATTTCCTTGGTGGATTGATTTTAATGTAGGAATACGGTAAGTGGGCGAAAATAGATCCATCATTATTTCTGGCAAGAATTTTCACATCGTCTGGAAATTCCTTTTCTAATTCCTCACATCTATTCTTCCAGGTGCTCCCATTCTTAGCAGTAAGCCCTACATAATCTCTTCCGGGAATCCACTCAATTACGCATTCGTTTGTGTTTTCTGACACAAAACTCACCTCTATTCATTTTTTTATTTTTTATCTTTGGAATTTAGCCAGTAGAACTACTGGTGTGTTAGAATCAGTGATAGTTTTCTTCATTGAGTAAGTCGTTGAATTTTTCCAACGCCTTAATAGATACTTTGTTATTTGCTTTTTCTGGTCTGATTGATACGTTTAAGTGAGTATCAATAATGTGCTTCAACTCTCTTGCAAGTGTTTTCTTGCCTTGTTGAAGTCCATCTCTATAACCTTTTGCTGGGCGAAATTCATTTATTTTTTCTTTTCCTTCTCCTTGGCTCCCAGAGGTTTTATTGTATCGGCATTGATATCCTTTTTTGGTGTATTCCAATATCCAGAACTGCTCCATTTTATCAAGCTGTTCTACTGGATAATGGATAAAATTTATTTTCCACCCATACGGATTATCTTCACTGTAGAATCCTCTCTTCTTTATAGACAAGTCAATATGTTGATAACCTGTGAGGTGTGAACACATTCGCTGAATTATATGCACTGCTTGCCCTATGTAAAAATATGGAATTTCGTTTTCATCAGTTCTAGTCAAAAAATAAATTCCACTGCCATCATCAAGCTTCGGATTGATTTTCAGAAGCCTTTTTCGGTTCGTTACTTCAATGGCTTTTGCCTGTCTAAGCTTTTTATAATCCAACTTACTTCATTCCTTTCTATCCAAATGCTACTTGTCCATTATTCTGAATATAAATCATCGGTGAAGCCTTACGCTCTCCGATTTTCAGATATGAACAATTTGCTTTTACAAGCACTTCTGCCATTATCGGTACAACACTATTTCCAATTCTAGCTACCTGTTTTGCAATAGGGTAACTTCTCCACTTGTAGTCTCGATCAATAATGTAATCTTTCGGAAATCCCTGCATCACCTTTAATTCTTCTGGCTTTAACATTCTTAGGAAAATATCTGATATGATGTATTTTTCTCCATGGATATCAACCAAAACATTTACAAGTCCAAATCTATCTTTCGTGGTAATGGTTCCAAGTGGTTCATTCAATTCCTGTCCGCATCCTGTTCCGTAATATTTAACCAGAAAAGCGGATATCATACCAAAGTGCCCGGGTGATGTGGTTATTGTATGCAGTGGCTCATCGCATCCTTGACCGATTCCGGTCTTGTAATATTTCGTGATAAAAGCTGTCACAAGTCCATATCTGTTTGATGTATCAATAGTTTTTATCGGTTCAGTCAGTAATTGTCCTCTTGAATCACCTTCTCTGGTTTCTCCATGATACTGAATGATAAACGCCAGTGCATCTTTATTCTTTACAATGTACGGTTCTGGATTATCAACGATATATTTCTTAATTCCATTTGCAATGCGTTTCTGTGTTGCTTCTGCCAGTGGCTTTGAACGGTCAAATATACTTTTGCCTAAATCTGACCAATCAATGTAATCTCCACACTGTTCGTATGGCTTCAGACCGCCCATCCCTAAACGATTATGTGTAGGCTTTGGCCATACTATCTGTTTGCCGTCTCTGCGAAACACTGCATACCAGCGTTTCCTTGTAGTCGGTGCTCCATAATCCGCAGCTACCAGTTCTCGACTGTCAAATTCATAACCGATATTTTCCATTTCTGAAATGAATTTTCGATAATCTTCACCGGCTCTTTCCTTAATCGGATGTCCTTTCTCGTCCAATGGCCCCCATTGTTGTATCTCTTCTACATTCTCCATGATTATTGCGTCTGGAAGAATCGCCTTTGCGTGCTTATATACAGCCCATGGAAGAATGCGAAGCCCATTTTTTCTCGGTTGACCACCTTTTGCTTTTGAATGGCTTGTACAGTCTGGAGAAGCCCACATCAATGCTACGTGCTGATTTCCGACATATTTCTGCAAGTCTACTTTGAAAATATCTTCGGTCAGATGCAGTGTTCCGGGATGATTAGTCTTATGCATTAGGATTGCATCTGGATCATGGTTTATTGCTATATCAACAGGTCTGCCAAGAGCCATTTCAATGCCTACAGATGCGCCACCGCCTCCGGCAAAGCAATCTATAATTAAATCTTTCATTTCATCTCCTAACTAAACGGAAATTCATCTTCCATACCGCCTAAATCCGGCACATCCATGAAACTAGGTTCTGGCGGCGGTACTGGTCGTGTGTCTGTTTCCTGTGTCTGTGGTGACTGGCTTTTTCTTTCTGCAAATTCATGTTCTGCAACAAGGCAATCATTTGAGTAGACTTTTTCACCATTTTTATTTGTATAGTTTCCAGTCTGCCATTCTCCACGCACATTTACTTTCGTGCCTTTTTTAAGATATTTCTCTGCGAATTCTGCATTTTTTCCAAGACATACGCAAGCAATAAAGTCTGATTTTCTTTCTGTATTCTTTTTCACTCTTCTCTCGACAGCCAAAATATATCTTGCAATTTTGGTGTCATTCGTTCCCATTCTGATATCTGGGTCAGCGGTTAATCTTCCAGAAAGAATAACAATATTCACAATTTATCACCTCTCAATCTGAATGTCGCACCTGATAAGTGCGTGTTTAATTTTCTTTGTATTCCCTGTTACAACTTCTTCTTTCCCGATAACAAAGGAAATATCATCTTCTGTTACGTCAAATCCTTTTGTCTTGATGTGCTCAACAAGGATTTCTTTGATTTCCTCTGCACAAATTCCGATTGTAATTTCCAATGGTGTTACCTCCCTGGTTTGTAAGCTGGTGGCATTGGTTGCCATGCAATGACTGGGTAATACGCAAACCCATACGCTTCTACGCTTCCCCATTCGCTGTCTCCTAAATAAGTAAGACTTGTTGGTAAAATAGCCCCCTTAATTGTAACTGTATATTCTTTCCAATCTCCGGGATTTTCTCCTTTGTCTGGTTCCGGCGGTAACTTTAAATCTGTTGGAATCCACATATCCGCAGATCTGTAGGAACAAATCAGTTCTTCAACTTTCTTGATTGCATCATTCCAGCCTTTGTCGTACTTACATTCCTGTTCGGAAAGTTCTGGCTTTTTCAGCTTGTCAAGTGTTTTTAAGAAGATTTTCATTAATAATCATTCTCCTTTCAATCATTCAGTCGAATTGTTTTCCTTATCATCTTCAACTGCTTTCCAAATACAATCCATAACAGATGCATAATCAAGCAGTATTTCCCTTTCTCTGATGTTTCTTCCATCTTTTTCGTGCCAATCTCCTACAATATAAAGTTCTGCATTTGCGGAAAGAATATCTGTTTTCATATCCCAGTATTTAATATGGATTTCATAAGCTGCGTTTGCAGAAATTGGATTTACATAAATTCCTTTTGTTACTTCTTTCCAATCTTTTAAGTCAATTGATACCATCTATTTCTCCTTTCAAAATGGACATAAGTCCAAATTAACTTCTAACCCGGGTGTTGCGATATGGACGAGTGCATCAGCACCAGACGTTTCTTGTATCTCCCTCAAAATCTGTTCCGGGTCAGCTGCTTCATTACTCAAATGCACCAATGTTACTGTCCGTAATGCTGCCGTATGGTTCGTATTTACTAAGCTTTTGCAAGTATCTAATGAACAATGCCCTTTAAGCCTGTGCGTGTAATTTTCGGCTGTTTTGTCAACCAATTCTCCACAATAGTTGCACTCAATAACCAAGTGATTCAATCGCATTGCCTTGAAGTTGTACTTGCAGTATTCAAAGTCAGTCATGTACAACAGCTTTCCCATTTCTTCATGTTCCACGATGTACCCATAATTGAAACATGGAATAAGTTGCCCTGTGTCCTTATCCCTTGTAGTATGCGGTAAATAGAACGGTATTACAGTAAACGAGCCAACACGAAACGGTCTTTTTTCTGAAACGCCTTTCATTAGCTCACCAGTGATGATTTGCAGATGTTCCACGGTTTCATCATTGGTGTAAATCTGAATGCCTAAATTCATCAGATTTTTAAATGATTCACGGTGATCACCGTGTTCATGCGTTAGAAGCACGCCAGAAACATCACTTGTTCTGTAATCAATAGCTTTCAGAATGTCTTTGTATTTGCATCCGCAGTCCAGAAGAAGCATTTCTCCGCTGTTGGATTTCAAAACATAGCAGTTTCCATGATTACTCCCTGTGTTTACTACTCGCATGAGCATTTATCATCACCTCGCTTTCTGCTTGTATATTTCATTCTCCTACGAAAAACGTTTCTCTCATATCAACAGGCTTATATTTTTTATGCATTAAAGCTTTGTTCTTTCTGGCTCCCTGTGGGTCATTGCAGACAAATGATTTGCATATCTCCGGTCTAACAGGGTAGATTGAACATTTCTCTTTTGCCTTATCGTCCATCAGAAACGGACAGGTTAAATCCATTAATGAAGCAGTGAAATTATGTCTGCATTCCTTGATATGGTGTTTGCGAATATACCACTTGATCTGTTTGATTTCCTTGGATGATATCGGTAGAAAATTTGAACAACACGAACCGCATTCTGAACATTTCCAATCTACCGTGAAATCATAAAGTCCTCTGTTCATATTGCTTACAACTTCTTTAATTGTTTCAATTACACTGCTACTCATGTCAGTTTTCCTCATTCACGACAATACCGCCGTGGATAATAACTCTCTTTCCGTCCGAATCATCAAAGTAAACTTCATTTTCGGATTCGGAAACATCGAACTTCCCAGACCAGGACTTGATTTTACCGCCGTTGTAATCGTAAACAGTTACGGTACGGTTCAAACCACCGTCAATATCACTGGATAGTGATTTCAATAATCTGCTACAGCAAAAACAAGCATTAAACATTATGATTGCTATAGCCCCTGTGACTAATACTGCTGTCTTAATACATTTATGCTTCATTTTGACTCTCCTTTTACATTGTAAGTCGGATTATAATGAGTACCACAAATATAATAACATTTAAAAGAATATTTAAATTGGTTCGATTGTATCCATTTTCTCGAATAAAAGATACTATCCATACCAAAAGTGATATTAAAAGCAAAATAATAAGCACAATTGTGGAAGTTTCCATCCTACATTTCCTCCTGGCTCATAAATGACGGAATTTCTGTTTCCACTGGCTCTGCTGCTGGGACTGGTTCTTTCTCTGCTGTTTTTACGGTTTCGGCTACGGTTGGCTGCTTTGGCTTTTCTTCGATTGCTTCTGGCTGTGGAATGAATTCTTCTACATTGGCATTCTGTTCGATTTCTTCCTGTACTTCTCTGTATGTGGCATCCATCATGTTGTATTCGTAAGCCTGCACTGGATTGTCCCATCTCTTAGGAATAGACTTCATAATGTTGTTTCGCATCTTACGAATAATCATTGATTCTCTGGATTGTGTTTCATAATAAGACGGTGAAATATACGGTCTTAATTCCTCACAGTCAATGATTGCTTCCAGTTCTCCAATGTCAGCGACCTTTTTCATGATCTCTTTTTTCTTTGCTTCAATTTGAGCTTTCTGCGCATCTGTAGCTTTATATCTGTCCGCACAAATTCCAAACGTTTCATTCTGGAGATTATTCTTGATGTGCGCTGCAAGATTCTTCAGTACATCTGCTCTTTCGCAAGAAAGGTATTCAATATGTCCGTCCTTATACTGAATCGGATATACGATACGGACTACCTTACCTACACCAGATTCTTCCCATTCTGGCGGTGTGATTTCCACACCTTTATGTCTTGGCGGGATATACTTGTCACCCTCTCTGACTTTCCAATATGGAAATACTTTAGCTACATCGACACCATATCTGCTTACAAGAGCGTCATTTCCATCGCCCTCAATCGCAAACTCGATTTTCTTCTCCCACTGTGCCGGCTTCCCTTTTCCTGCTACGTTTACGTTTCTGATCTGGAAATAGCACTCTCTCGGCTGTGCATTTGCGTTCAGTTTCAATGCTGCTACTTTGCTCAGAATGAATTTAAGGTTGGAGCCATTTATTGCCTCAAAACTTACTCCGCTCTCATGCACCATCTGGAAAATAGATCCCATTGCCGCTACTACGCAATCTTTTGAGTAGGAATCAAATTCCATTCCTCTTGAAGTCAAATCTCTTTCCATTAAATCAACATACCGATTTGTATAGTAGGAAAGCTGTGTGTTAAATGTTGCTACTTGTGTGTTTTCTGCCATTTTAATTCTCCTTTTCTTTATTTATATGCTCAGTGGCATATGAAACAGGATGAAATAATTTGTCCTATGTTGAATTGTAATTTCCTGTTCTTTCATTAACTGTTTTATTTTTCCCTGTTGTGCTTTCCGGGCATTCACCCGGATTCATATGCCACCGATTTTTTATTTACTCTACGTGGAATCTTCCATAACCGCTTGTTCTGCCAGACCCGATGCCACATCCAAATCCTGCAAGCTGAATAATATTAACGATCTGCTCAATGGAATAAATATTATCTACATATGCAAGTTCGATTTCTGCTGACCATCCGGTAAATCTGTTTAAATGTACAAGAACAGGTTTTCCTTTCTTTGGTGACATTAGTTTTTCGTCAATGTAATGCTCAGCAAACTTAATCGGTATTAAACCTCCTTTGGCGATAATATTTACTCCAGCTTTGAACTTTGTACTATATGTATCAACCCCATTTCTTACAACAGCATCGCAAAAACATTTCAATAACCCGAATGCTGTAATGCAAGGTGCATTGTTGGTGAGTGCATCAATAAGGCCTTTTTCTGAGAAATCTGTAGGCTTTCCATTGTACCAGTGAATTGATGTAATGATTTCTTCCCATACATTTGCTTTTTCAAGGTTCTTTGCCTTGTCTTTTCTCTGATCAATCAGTTCTCTTGCGGTCACGTCATTCATCTTATTGAGAACTAAGTCTCCGTCTCCGATGATTGTGACTGTTGCGTGCTTAACGTTGATTGCCTGTAACTGAATTCTTTCTTCTTTTTTAGTTTCCATAATTCTTTTCCTCCGATTTTTTAATAGTTTTTATAGTTTCTGTTTGCGCAAACATTCAAGCAGATTAATCCACAATAGTTTAATATAAATATAATGTTGTGTTATGTATTTTCGTATGCCGTACTGTGCTATCCTGTAATGTATTGCGAAAGTAATCCGCTTAAATCTTTGCGTAAATTTCAGATATGCTTAACTGACAATAGAAAATGTCTTATAGTGTCCTGTATTTTTCTGTAATATGCTATCCTATATTTTGCTTGCACTGTAGTTAGCTTTCCTATTCTTGGCAGATTCTACTGCCAGTTAAATACATCTGTGTTGAATGCTCGGTAGGTAACATGAATTGTCCTATAGTGTCCTATGCTGTCATATACTGAGTTATTCTTTACTTTCCTGTGACACTTTTCATGTCACCTACCCAATATTCAATTTTTATTTGGATGAGCCGCTTTGCAGACGATATAAAAGTCATATGTTGTGTTCTGTGTTGTGCTGTTCTGTCTTACACTGTTCTGACGATTTATACCGCCTACAAAACAGCCCATCCGTTAAGTGCTGTGTGTATTATTCTGTGCTATTATTTCCTGTTGTAAGAATTTTTGTCCTATAGTAAGTATTCACAACACTTGTCACTCTGCATAAGTGAGAATAATTTTGATGTAGTTTATTATATTGTCTTTTGTTTTCCTGTTTTTTAATGTACTATGCTATCCGCTTATGCAGACTGATAAATGCTGTGGTTCCCTACGGTCATAAACCTGTAAAATAGGTAATTATAGTGTTTTATTGTCCTGTCCTATACTGTTGTTCTGTGTATCATATTGTGCTATTCTGTAGTTTCTGCCTGTTTTACAGGCGTATCAACGTAGGAATTTCGCCGCTACTGCACTCATAAACCCACAAGAATAAGTGTATGTATTTTGTTTTATCCTGTTTTGTTCTGTGGTGCGTTGTACTGCGTTGTACTGTCTTTCCTACTCCTGTAGGCATATCAGCACAGTAACGGCATTCATGTTTAACTAATCAATTCCCAGACTTCTTCGTATTCAGAAATATTCTGGTATTTCTGCTTCACTGCCAGAAGTTCATTTCGGCAGCGTTCTAAAAGTGCTTCGTATTCATCTGGCTGTTTCAAAATAAGCTGTGTTGGCTTGTATCCGCTTTTGCCATCTGTCTTGTAAAAGACTCGAATTGCTGTCGGCTTTGACTTGTTATCAATATCCTGTTCCACGATTTTTAACTGACAAACTATCAGTCTGGCTTCGTGGATTCTGTATTTTTCAGCCGCTATGGAATCATCCCATGTAAAGCACTTATGTAATTCTGTGCTTTCGTCTCTTGCTTTTTCAAGAATCTGCTGTGGTGTAGCAGATTCCATCTGATCGCAAATTTCCATGATTTCAGATGCGCATTTTGTGGCATCTGCCTTGAAAAAATGTTTTCCCCATGTTGCTGTTAGCATTTTCCCCTCCTGTTTGTCAGATTACTTTCAAATCCCCATCTGTCACTCTTAGCACAATCATCTGCCTGTCTAACATAGGTATCCTGCTTTTGTCAATGCTCTCCGAATCATCAATCCAAATCGGCAGATTCAGACCATTCATTTCCTGTAATCCATTCAGTAAATCAACCTCGCAAAGAATTTTGTCGGAATGATTTAATCCGCTATTGTAGTCGATTCCATTACAGATCATCTTGCAAGTTTCCACTGGATTTCCCTCAATCGTGTAATCAAGGAAACTGAACTGGAAATGATGGAAAAATGGATTGATTTTCTCTGCCAGTGCCTTATTCTTCTGGATTGAGAAGTTAAGAACGGTATCAATGTTCTTTTCAATATCAGCTTGAACCTGTCCAAGGCTTTTCAGTTTCTCATTCAGTTCGGCTACTCGCTTTTCTTTTTCTGTGACTGCTGCCTGTGCAATCTTAATGTCTGCATCCACATTGGAAATCTGTTTCATAACATTGCTGATCTGCATTCTTAATTCCTGTTTCTTTCCAGGAACATCATCAAATGATTTCAGTTTCTCTTCAAGTTCTGCAATTCTCGCTGTAACCGCAAGATATTCTTCATCATTTGTCATATCTACAGATTCTGGAAGCTCCGTAAATTTGGACTGTTCTTCCTCAATCTGCTTAGTGAGTTCAGCAACTTCATCCTGTGCTACGCCGATTTCTGACTGTAATTTGCTGATTTCCTCGTTAGTTTTCTTTAATTTTGCAGAAGCAGAATTTCCAAGGTCGCAAGTTCCTTTTAACTGGTTCTGTTTTGCTGATTCCCAGTTTTGCTTTTTGGTTAATTCATTTTCAATTCTGAACTTCTTCTTTTCTTCAAAGGAAACTCTCAATTCGGCAACCTGTTCTTCTGGCAATTCCTGTCCACAAGTCGGGCAAATAGTATCAGAATCATTGAATGTTTCAGCTTCAATAGTTTTCAGTCCAGAATCATCCCACTCCATTTCTTTGATTCTCGGATAGTCCTGTCTGGCTCTATCCAAGTCAGCTTTTGCCTGTTGTGCTTCCCTTATGTGGTTGTCCAGTTCCATTCCAATAATACGAACGCTTGATTCCTTTTCTGATTTTTTTAACCTAAGTTCGGAAACTGTATCAGAAATGAATTTTTGTCTGGCTCTTAACCATTCATTCGCCTTGCTAACAAGTCCATCCTTGGAAGATTTCAGTCCTCGGATTTCATATGAAAGACTGTCATAGCCTTTTGCTGAATCTTCAAGAATCTGTTCCTGTTCTTCCAGTCTGGAAAGCTCCGCATTAAGCTCCTGCTTTTTGGATTCTAGGGAAGAAGTATCTTCTACTTCAACAGTCCGATTGGTTTCGTAAGCAATCTCTGTATTTTTTGCATCAACCTTTTTTTTCTGCGCATTCAGTTCTTTTCGCAGTTTTTTTAATGTATCTTCTACGGAGTGTCCTTTTGTAATTTCTTCTACATGTGCATACTGTGGATTTTCTTCCATAAACTGCGCAATATCAAAACCGGACATCTTTTCCAGTACCTTTCTGGATTCTGCTGTTGACTTCTGCAATGTGTCCAGAAATGGTTTTGGATTGCTGCACATCAGAAGCGTTGAAGGTTCTGCTATTGACTGGATGAACTCGGTATAATCCTTTGATTTAGCCGGGAATCCGTCAATTTCATAAGAAGTTTCATTTCCATCGAATACCTCTTCGGATTGTCCCCTCGGTTTTCTCCACTTCTGCTTTGTGATTTTGCGAATCACTTTTTCTTTCCCATCAATTGCAAGCGTAAGCTCTCTTATAACATCAACTTTTGGCACTTCCACACCATTTTCTTTTCTACGAATAGAAGTCGGTTCTGTACCATTCGCCATCTTTCCTGTCAGAACATCTAAATATGCGTCCTGCAATGTGGATTTTCCTTCTCTGTTTCTGCCGGAAATCTCTGTTCTTGGAAACAAATCTACAGACTTACTCGGAAACTTCTTGTAATTCTCCAATGAAATCTTTTTCACTTCCACTTTCATGCTCGATTATCCTCCCTATTGATACCTCATATGCAGTTCTAAACTCTACTTCATCACCAGATAATTTCTTGCGATAAATCCGGCTCTGGATTCTTCCAATTATGCTTACATAATCACCAACCTTGAAATTAGCAGCTTCTCTGGCTTCTTTCCACCATGCTATACATGGGATATAATCTGTTCTTCGTAAGTCATATTCGTTGCAAGCAATCATCAAATCACAGATTTCTTTTCCTATTGGTGTTTTGCGGTAAATAGGCGGCTTGCAAAGATAACCTTCCAAAATGATCTTATTTTCATCGTTTGCTCGTTCATTTCCATAAGAGATTATTCTTTCTTTGATTTCAAGAATTAAATGACTTTTTCCATTTTCATGTTTGTTAGAAGAAATATATCTTCCTTCGATATAAACGCGTCCTCCTATCGGAAAAGCATCTGCCAGCCCTTCTCGAACTATAACCGGAAGCAAATCAACCGCCCCACTAGTTCGTTTTACTCCAATGTAAATTCTTTTGAACTTTTTACCATCCTTAAAAAATACATCTGGCTGAATATCCATTATTACGCCATATATCTGAACTTCATTCTTATTATTCTTCATCCTCCAATTTCTCCATTTCTTTTACGGAAATCTCATATACACTTTCCGTTTCTTCCCCATTAATATAAACATCACGGCTCATTAACCTTCCGTTTACTTTAATGTAATCATTTCTTTTAACCTCTACCGCCAGATCAGCACCTTTTCCCCATAAATTGCAGCAAATAAAATCTGCTCTTTCCGAATGATCTCTTGGAATTGCTACAAAAAGATTTGAAACTTTCCTGTGCGTTACTGGTGTAAGTTTTGCATATGGTTCTTTCGTGCAACTTCTGGCAATAAACTCTACTTCGTTTATATCACCCTCCGGAACCTGTTCATCCAGGATTTCCACTTCATCAGCTGCGATATAATTAACATTGTGGTGCTTATTTGGATTTTTAGAAGTGTCCATGCTCCTGATTGCTCCTGTTACCACAACTTCTTTTCCGTTATAATCATTGTCACGTACAATGGAATCTTCTATAACGATTGGGAACATATCTACTGCACCACTTTTACGAATGACTGTCAGCATGAATTTGTAATAGTATCTTCCGTAATGTTCGTGGCTGAACACTATTTCCCCGGCTCTACCGGATAATCTTACTTTATTTAATCTTTGCATTTACTTTTCCTCCGTTCCTAATATAATAGGAAGAAACACCATTAAGAATAAGACTGCTGATACAAAGAACACCCCGATAACATCAAATGATGTAAGCATCCATGTGATTGAGAAGATTACTGTAAACATCCCTATTCCTACAAATATTTCTCCTATTGTCTTTACCACCTCTTTCATTTTGTCCTCACTTTCTTCTGGATGTGGTTACTGCAAGTGCAGCTGCCAGAATAGCGATAATTACATTTCTTGTCATCAGCTTTTCTTCCAGATCAGCAATGATTTCACTGGAAAGTGGCTGATTTTCGCCATTTTTTTGCATAAAAAGTCCTCCTGTTATATTTTTGTTTGTCAAATACAGGAGGTTGTGTTATAATAATCCTGTATTTAACTAACTCATTCTTAGTTAGATACAGTCCTGGTTGGTGTGACCGCACCTTCCAGGGCAACTTAATCTACTTCTACAAATTTTCCGTCTTTCAACATATAGAAAGTATCTTCTTTAATGTTTTCTCCATCTACTTTTGCTGATTTAATATCTACAATATGATATTCATTATTAATTTCTTTCCACTCAGTCAGAACAATAAAACATCCGATTTTTCCCTTAGCTTTTGATTTAATTCCTGTAGCTAACGCAATGCTTTCTTTTCCTTCGACAATTGCCGCTGAATAATCTCCGGTATTGGTTGCCGCTGAATAATCTCCGGTATTGGTTGCCGCTGACTGATATCCGGTATTGGTTGCCGCTGACCGATATCCGGTATTGGTTGCTGCTGACCGATCTCCGGTATTGGTTGCCGCTGACTGATATCCGGTATTGGTTGCCGCTGACTTATCTCCGGTATTGGTTGCCGCTGAATAATTTCCGGTATTGGTTGCCGCTGAATAATTTCCGGTATTGGTTGCCGCTGACTGATATCCGGTATTGGTTGCCGCTGACCGATAT